CACTTTTTCAACCGTAGGAGACAAAGCAATGAATCCCGAAGAGCTTCAACGCATGATCGCCGACGGCGTCGCTGCTGCGCTAAACCAACAGCGTGAGCAGGATGCCGCCGCCGCCGCCGCCCAAGCCGCCTTTGACGCCGCCGTCAAGACCGAAGTCGACAAGCGCCTTGCGGGCAACCCCGCTGATCGCCGCTTGCCCTCCTTCGAAGCGCCGAACGTCGCCCAATTCGGCAACATCTGGAAATACGACAACCTCGACGAAACGGACCTCGCCATCGCCATCGGCGTCCTCAAAGCCGCCCGGTTGACCAACCGCTCGGAAGGTCCGAGCGAGAACTTGTTGCGGGCATTGGCCGTTCGCTTGGCCGACATGCCCGACCCGGACGGGCAATACATCGCCTCGAAGATGGCGATGAAAGCCGCCGGGATGCCCGTCAAAGCCAACGAATTGAACCAGTCGACCCTCGCCTCTTACGGCGACGAATGGGTCGGCGTCACCTATTCGACGCAGATCTGGGACAAGATTCGCTTCGAAGCGCCGATTGTATCGAAGCTCCCGACCGTCGTCATCCCGCAGGGCAGCGAGTCGATTATCATTCCGCTGAACTCGGCGTCCCCGACCTTCTACAAGGTCGCTCAAGCGTCGGCGATGGGGTCGAACCCGGGTCAATTGACGAACGTCGTCACCACCTCGAAGATGTCGACCGACAAGGTCACGTTGACCGCCGGGAAGATGGGCGCGGCGGTCGCCTACACCGGCGAACTCGAAGAGGATTCGCTCTTGCCCTGGGCAAGCGAACTGCGCCGGGACTTGACCGCCGAAGCCGCTGAGGTCCTCGAACATTTGGTCATCGACGGCGACGTCGCCCCGGGCGCAACGACCAACATCAACCATATCGGCGGCACACCGGGCGCGACCGACGTCTATACGCTGTTCGACGGCTTCCGCAAGCTGGCCCTTGTGACCAACACCGCCAACTCCCGCGACGGCGGCGTCCTGGACGTCTCCGACTTCCTGGAAACCGTCAAGCTCATGGGCGTTTCGGGCATCAACGCCATCGACCGCAGCAAGGTCAGCCTCCTGATCGACGTCAATACGCATTGGTGGACTCTCGAACTGCCCGAAGTGTTGACGAAGGACGTCTTTGCGATGCCTACCATCGAAAGCGGGGCGCTCAAGTCTATCTGGGGCTACGAGGTCATCCCGACCGCCAACATGCATCGCGCCAGTGCGGTCCGCTTCGCCAATACGGCGGGCAAGGTCGACCAGACCACACCCGGCAATAACACAAAGGGCAGCATCGTGGCGGTTCGTTGGGACCGCTGGCGCTTGGGCTACAAGCGCCGTGTAACCTTTGAGGTTGAACGGTCGGCGATGGCGGACGCCTCGACCATTGTCCTCATGATGCGCTGTGGCTTGCTGGCCCGCGACAACGAAGCCTCGGCGGTCAGCTACAACATCTCGAAGGTCTAGTCCAGGTCAAACCGTGAACCGACCCGCCCCGCCGTTTAAGCATCGACGGCGGGGCGGGCTACGCCACAGGGGAACATATATGCGAATTCGCTTCCTGCAAGACTACCGGGGACACCTGACCGGCGAAATGTTTTTCAACCGAAATGACGAGGTCGACGACACGACCCTGCCGACCGCCGCCGCGCTGGTCGCCGAGGGACGGGCGGAAGACATCACGCCGGAAAGCCCCGCACAAGGCGACGACGGCGAAGGGTCCGACCCGCCCGCTGACCCGCCCGCCCAGAATGGCGCTGACGGGCAAGGGACGCCCACAGCGACGCCCGAGACGCCCGAGGCGGGTTCCACTACCAGCGACGCCCTGCCGTCGCCCGCTGCCCCTGAGACGGACCTTTCCGGCGAAGTGCAAGTCAAGCGGTCCCGCAAGTAAAACGCCCCGAGCAAGTCGGGCTTTGTTCTAGGGAGACAACGAACGATGCCACTTTACAATAAAAAGAACAGCAAGAGCGTTATCCGTCAGGGGCTGGTCGCCGCCGCCGCCAATGGGGCGGTCCCGATCATGGCGGGGACCGTCCTCATCACCAAAGGCTCCATCTGCGCCCTGACCCTGGCCGCGCCGACGACCGAAGAGGACGGCACGCAACTGACCATTGTCTCGACAACGGCTTACGCCCACACCGTCACTCAAGCCAGCCCGGGGTTCAACGGGGCGGGCGGAAGCGGCGATGTGGCGACCTTTGCTGCTGCAGCGGGCGGGTCTTTGACCGTGATCGCCTACGGCGGCAAATGGTACGTCGCCAATCTCCAGGGCGTCACCCTGGCGTAAGGAACCGCCGATCATGGCTTACTGCACCGCCGCCCAAATTGCCGCATATTTAGGAATGGAAGCCCTGACGCCCGGGTCGGCGCTTGAAACGGCGTTGACGGGCTACGCCGCAGCGGCGCAGGGAGTCATCGAGCAATACACCGGGCGCACCTTCGAAGCCGCGACGGCAACCCGCTATTTTCAACCGGACCAGGTCATCTTCGCCGGGTCGATCCATCTGGAGACTGACCTGGCCGAACTGACCAGCATTACGGGCGGGGACGGCGTCGTCGTCGCCGCCATAAACTTCGTGGGCGAACCGTTCCACCACAGAAAGCCCTGGCGCACGTTGCGCTGGACCCACGACGCCGGATGGGGTCAGCGTCAAATCGACCTCTATCGGCAGTCACTTGCCCTCAATAGCATGCTCCAGATCGCCGGGAAGTGGGGTTATTCGCTCACGCCGCCCGCCGACGTCTTTCAAGCGTGCCAACGGCTGGCAAGTTACTTCTATCGGCAGCGCGACACCGGCGGCGACCTCGACTCGCCCCGGGTCGTCGACGGCGTCACGTTGATGCCGTCGGTTATCCCGTCCGACGTGAACCGCATCCTGCGCGCGTACGTGAGCCGGTTATAGCCATGTGGACTACCCTGGGCGAACTCATGCAAGACCTGGCGGACCTGCAGGTCGACGGCGTCAACCGCAGTCTGCCGCACCCGCCCGAGCAAATCAACACCGACGAACTGCCGATGCTCTACGTGCGCCTTCCGCAAAACGACACGGCGCAAATGCTCTCGTTCCAGGGCAACTTCGGCATCCGGTCGGTGACGCTGGACCTGGTCATCCTGGTGACGCCCCTCAACCTGGGAAGCGCCGCCAAGACAACGCTGGCGGTCGCAGGGCTACTCGACGCCCTACACAACGCCTTCGTCGGGGAGGTCGACGCCCTCGGGCTGATCAGCTACCAGATGCGGGTCGTCGAAGCCGACTCGGGCGGTTCGACCCTGTATTGGGGAATCATCTGCACCGTGACCTGTTCCGCAAGTTAGGGATTTTCAAGCGAAAGAAGAAGCGCCATGCCGGTTAAGTCCTACGCCGTCCGCCTACTGATCGACGAATTCGACTTCAGCACCGATAGCAATTCCCTGGGCATGTCCTTCGCCGCCGAGGAATTGCCCGCGTCCTCGTTCCAGGTCCCGGCCAAGCAGTCGATTCCGACGGCGGGGCAGAATAGCCTGAATCACGGCGGTTACTATACGGGCGGGACGGCGGGCAACATGGCGGAGGAACTCCGCACCCGCCTCGCCTCGGGCATCGCCGCATGGGTCATCGTCCTCTTTGGCACGGTGACGATCCCGTCGGTCGCCTACGTTCGCAAGGGCGCTTGGATGGGGCAACTCACGATGGAAGCGCCCATTCGGGAACTCCTGACCGTGCAAGGGTCCTGGCTATCCATCCCGACTTGGCGCGGGCTTGCCATCGTCGATCACGACCTCGAGGAGAATCACGCCGGGGCATTCGTCGACTTCAAAGCCAGCGGTCCCGACGGCGGCAAGATTGTCATTCAAACATCTGTTCTGAGCGGCGGGAACGTGACCGTTACCGTGAAGTCATCCGCCGCATCGAACGGGTCCGGGGCGGTCCCGCTTGACCCGATCATCATCGACGAAATCGGCGTCGTGGAGGTCGACATCGACGAAGCGGTCGCCCGCTACATCGCCGCCGACGTCACCTTCGAACCCGGCGCAACCGCCGCTCGCATTTCGGTCATCGTCGTCGTTGACGGCGTCACTAGTACGTTATAGGAGGGCTTCATGCCACATAAGACACTGCAAAATGTCGGGGTTACGTACAACGCTCTGAACCTGATCCCGTATTTGAACCAGGCGTCCCTGCAGGCGACCGTGCAAGCGGTCGACACCACGAACCTGGGTTCAACCGGGCAAGAGCAGTCGCCGGGAGCGCCTTCGTTCTCGGTCCCGGTCGGCGGTTATTGGGCGAAGGAACTCGACGACGTCCTCGGCCCGGACGCCATCAGCCCGCCCACGACCCAACGGACCCTGGTCGTCTCGTTCGGCCCGTCGGGCAGCAAGGTTATTTTCACTTGGACCGGCGGAACTTATACCGGGGCGTTCATCTCGGACTACCAAATTCAAGCGTCGGACCCGCTCGGTCAATTGACCTGGTCGGGAACCCTCACCTGCTCGGGCGCACCCGCCCGCACAACGGGCTAGACACGGACCTTTTATGGCGATCATGCGACACGAATGCCCCGTCGAGGGGCATGCCGACAACTTCGTAGAAATCTCGGATTCCTGGTCCCGGCGTGACTTCCGCACGTTCTGGGAAAGCAATGACCCGGTTCAACTCGTCGACCTTTATCAACGCAAGACCGCCGCATGCAACCTGACGCCGGTCGACCCGGGCGTTCCACCCATCACCAAAGGGGCGCAGATCGTCGAGGAAACGCTCGACACCCTCGACATGCGGGTCTTTATGTGGTTTCAAGCCGCATTCCTGGTCGCGGCGAACGAGGTCCAGAACCTGGGAAAAGCCGAACAGCGGCGCTTGTACTCGCCCTCCGCAACGAAGGCGGACGAGGAAAGCACGATGACGCCTACATCGATGCCATCCTGATGCGCTTGTTCCCCGGGCGAACCCCGGAGGAACTCGACGACATCGACATGGCTCGGTTGTCCCGGGCGTTAGACGCACGGCGAATCGAAGGGCTGGAGAATAAGCGCCGCCTCTGGCTCGACAAGGAAATCAAGACGATTGACCCGGACGATTGGCTGGCGATTCAAGAATACGAAGGCTGGTTAGATGGCGAACGAAACCGAACGGATGCAGTTGATCATTGACGCCCGCAATCAGGCTCGAGGACCCGTCGAGCAGGTGCGGGCGTCGTTGCGCGGGTTGCGCGACGACGCCAATCAGACGTCCGACACCCTCTCCAAAGTGTTGACCGGCGGCTTGGTCGGCGGGTTGACGCTGATCGGCATCGGCCAAATCGCACAGTTGGGCGGGGCGCTCGTACAGTTTGGCGAGAAGGCGGACAGCGCCCGGATTGTCAAACAAGTGTTTCAGGACATGGCGTCCAGCATCGGCGAGTCGGGCGACTCGTTGCTGAAGAAGCTGCAGGAAGTAAGCCAGGGGACGATCTCGAACCAGGGTCTATTGGCAAGCGCCAGCCGAGCGTTCATCCTGGGCGTCGCCAAAGACGGCGACGAACTGGCGAAGATTCTCGAGGTCGCTGTGGCACGCGGCCAATCCCTCGGGGTGAGCGCCGAACAAGCGTTCAGTGACATCGTCCTCGGTATCGGGCGCATGTCGCCGGAAATTCTCGACAACCTGGGCATCGTGACCGACGGGCAAGCGACCTTCAAGGCCTACGCCGAAGCCATCGGCAAGACGACCGAGGAACTGACCGAAGCCGAGAAGAAACAAGCCCTCATCAACAAGGTCATCAACGAAGGGGCGAGTGCGACGACGTTCTCGGCGTCAGCGTGGGAACAATTGACCGCCGCAATGGCGAACGCGTCCGACGTCCTGGCGGCGAAGGCGGGTCCAAGCCTGACCAAGTACGCCCAACAAGCCGCCGACATTATCAACCAAGCCATCGCCGCCCAGGAGGAATACGACCGTTCTCTGGCGGACGCTGACCTGTGGCAACGGGGCGCACAAATCACCTTCGAGACGGGTCAACTCGACCTATTGCGGGAAGCGTCGAAGGCGCTGCAGGTCGGGACGCCCGAATGGTTGCGGATGGAACGGGCGATCATCGACACGACCGACCGCATCGTCGCCTTCGGTGAGGAATACAACGCCGCCGCCCAAATCACCGGCGCACCCATGATCGACCTGGACCATTTGCGCCAGGGCGTTGTCGGGTTCTACGAGGCGGGCGACGCCATGACGGAGGTCGGCAGCGATGCCGCCGCCGCCGCCGCCGAGGTCGAAACGCTGGTCAAAGAAATCCTCAAGGTCGACGCGTCCAAAAAGAGCATCAGCGACGTGGTCCAGGGTCGGCTCTTCGACCTGTCCCTCAAGCGGGCGGGCGGTGACTACGTCAAAGCCATCGGGTCGAACGAGCAGCAGTCGATGGACATCATCCGCCAAGCCAACCTTTTGATGTTGCAGGGCGGCAAGGACCTGGAATACCGGGACCAAGTCATCATCCCGTCGTTGATCAACAAAGAGCAGGATTATCAACGTTCCATCGAAAAGACGTCAACGGCGGTTACAAAGGTCAACGAGGAATACCGCAAGCTCGAAAGCTCTGTCTCGTCGGTCCTAAGCAACGCCCTCGACCCGGGCGTCGGCGTCGACCCCGACAAGCTACTCGAGGAAAAATTCGCCTTCCGGGAAAGCGCCATCAACGAGAACGCCCGCCGCTTGGCGGATCTGGCGGTCAACGGCTTCAAGGACCAGGGCTGGCTCGACGAATTCAAAGCCCAAGCGCCGAACATCTGGGAAGCCCTACGCTTGGCCCAGAACCCGCAGGAAGAAGCGGCGTTTATGTTGCGTGAATTCCAGGACGGGCTACGCCCCGAGCTAATTGACAAGGACCGGGCGAAAGACCTGGTGCGGCGCATGCTTTTGGGCGATCAGAACATGGCGGAACTCGCCAAAGAAATCGCCCTCGAACTCGCCGGGGAGATGGGCATTTCCGTCGACGAAGCCCTCGGCGTCGCCAAGAGCGCCCTGGGCGTCAAGGGCGGCGGCGGGCTAGACATCGCCGGGGCGGACGCCGGGACCGCCATTATTGGCGGGGCGGAAGCCGAAGCCCTGGCGTCGGGCGACAAAATTGCGGGCGGGCTGATCGAAGCCCTGAGTAAAACATTTGAGCGACTCACCCAAGCGGGGCGGGACGCCGGAAACGCCTGGGGTGACGGGTTCCTGGAGAAGGTCGGCGAAGGGGTTCCTGCCGCCCTGATTACCATTCTCACCAACCTGATCACACCTGGCGTCGAAGCGAAACTCGCCGCAGCGTCGACGTTGACGGGAGCAGAATAATGGCCCTTGTTGCACCGACCCTGAATGGCGTCACCCTGCCGCACGTCTCCCGTTTCGACTACGTTCGCCTCAAGCGGGGCGGGCGCTTGACCCTCGCCAGTGGCAAGGTCGCAACGTCCTTGATCACCGGGTCAAAGCACGTCTTCACATTGTCATGGTTGGCGCTCACCGAAGCCAACATGACGACCATCGAGGGCGCAGTCGACGCCGCCGAAGGGGCTGACGTGACCTTTCGGTCGCCGCGTGATTTGACCTATACGGTCCGGGCGGCGGCGGACAGCGACGGGCTGCAAGTGCAAGCGGTCCGGGCGGCGGGCGGGCTACGGTTCAACGTGACGATTGTCCTGCGGGAGCAGTGACCTATGCCTCTTGTGAACTGGCGCTTGTTGATTGATTGGACTGTCACCGGCGACTACGTCGACGAATCGGCGCGCCTCGTTTCGGCCAATGGCAGCGTGCGTTATGGCGCTCCCGGCAGCGGCTTCATCACGCCTCGGAATACGGTCGACCAGATGACGTTGACCCTTCGCAACACCGACCAATACTTCAGCCCGTTCAACGTCAGCGGTCCCATGTACGCCGGTCAAGCCTACCATGCGCCGGTGGAACTCGACATCCAACTCGACGGCGGGTCCTTTGTACGGGTCTTTACGGGCGTTCTGAAGACACCCCAATACACGGTCGCCAACGAATCCGCACCCGGCACGGTCGCCTTAGAAGTCCGCAGCAGGGACGAACTCCTGCTCAACAAACGGGTATCGACGGGCATCGGGCTATTCCGCAACCTCAACGACGACCTGGCGTCCGAACGGGAAATCATCGAAGAATTCCTGATCGACAGCGGCATGCTGGCGGGAACCGACTGGACCAGCGACACCCTGGACCCGGGGCTTTTTGTCATTCCCTGGGCTTGGATGGATGACGAAAGCCCGGTCGAGGAGGCTTGGCAGCTTGCGGCGGCATGCGGCGGGCAATTCTACTGCGACGTCGACGGTCTATTCACCTACGAGAATTTGACCCACTGGTTGCGCCAAGACCTGGTGACGCCGGTCGAAACGCTGACGCCCGACACCTACGCCGCCCTGGCGTCCCAATACAACGACCGGGACCTCTACGCCGAGGTCATCGTCGAAACCAGCCCGCGCAGCCTGGGACCCATCACCGATCTATGGTCCCTCGAAGCGCCGCTGACCATTGGGTCGGGCGAAACCCGCACGGTGACAGCCCGCTTCCGCCAACCCTCGCCGGTCGTGACCGGCTTCGAGGTCGGCGCAGCGACGTCGGGCGGCGTCAACATGTCCAGCGTCCTATTGGTCAACCCGACCTATTACGCGCAGCGCGCCGAATTCGAGATCACGAACCCTGACCCTGCCTACGCCGTCGACCTGCTGACCCTGATCGTCAACGGCATCGCCCTCATCGGACGCCCCTCCCAAGAGCGGCGAGCAACGTCGACGGACCCCTTCTGGGGCAAGGGCAACTTGCGCCCGGGGCGGACGAAACTCGTCCGGGGCAACCCCTACCTGCAGACGGATTTTCAAGCGGGCGTCACGGCGACCTTCCTGCTCGACCGGCTCCAACTCCCGGCGCTACATCATCGCTGTTCGGGGCTTTCCGGCGTCCCGACCCGACGCCTGGGGCAACATGTCGCCGTCAACGATAGCCAATTCACCGGCGGCGCACGGTCGGCGCTCATCACCGCCATCACCTTCCGCTTAGACAAGGCGGGCTTTTGGCAGGACCTAGAACTGATCGACATCGAGGACTGGCCCCAAACCAATTACTTTAAACTCGGGTCCCACAACCTCGACACGGCGGGCTACAAATTGTTTTATTAGCGGGGAAGGAACGCACCAATGCCATTTGAATCCATGACGACGTTAAGCGCCGGTCAAGTCTTGTCCGCCGAATGGCTAAATACCCTGGGGCGCAACAGCGAATATTTGCACGGTCTGATGAACCAGATCAACCCGCCCTTCGCCGGGGAATCCCAATCGGGCTTCACGTTCGACGCCAATGACTGGTTTATTCGTCACCGTCACCGTTACCTACACTGGCGCATCAAGGTCGAGCGTAGTGTTTCCCGTTGGCGAGTCTGGTATGACTCGACGCTGCTGGTCGACATTGACCCACCCTGGACGGCGGGAACCCATTCGGGCTACATCGACCTCAACTCTTTTTCATTCACTGAGAACCAGTGGTATCGGTTGCGGGTCGCCATCGACCTCGCCAGCGACGACACGACCGAACTGCGCGTAGAATACCTGTTCGAATCCGAGAAGGTCTAAATGGCGTATACCGTCCCGCATCGCTTCGCCCACCTTGAAGCGCCAAGCGCCGCCAACCTAAATGCCCTCAAGGCGAACCTCGAAGCCATCGACACGAGCATCGAGGATCGTGGGCGCAACTATGCCGTCGGCGTGAACCGCACGACGACGCATGGCTTCTTCTTCGTTCACATTCACCGTTGGCTGCACATCTCCGGGTCCTACGAGATTCTGGACCCGTCGGGCGTCGGCGAGAACATCACCGGCGGCGTCGACGGGGAGCTTGCTGTGGTCGACCTGGACGGCATCGAATGGATGTCGCCGGGTAAAATCTACGCCGTCAAGGACGCCCTCTTCGCCGCCGAGGATTACGATGCCTAAGAATCAATTCGAACGCAGCATCGACATTTCTGCGACCCGGGCGCGGGCTTCGGGCGGGTCCTCCATCGTGACCGCCCCGTCGGGCGGCGGCGGAACATACACGGCGGGCGACGGCATGCTGTTAACCGGGTCGGTCTTTTCGGTCAAGGCAACCGACCTGATCGGCGGGTCGCACGGCATCGAGGTCGTCAGTAATGATTTCCGCATCAAGCGGTCGACCGTTTCGGGATTGTCATTCGGCGGAACCGGCGGGCTGGAGATCGCCGACAGCATCAAGGGCGACGGGCTAAACATCACCAGTAAAGTCCTGTCGGTCAAACTCAAGACACTGTCGGGCTTGGAGGTCAACGGCGACGGCATCGCCATCGCCGATAGCATCAAGGGCGACGGGCTAAACTTCGCCAGCAAGGTCCTCTCGATCAAGCTCAAGACGCTGTCGGGCTTGGAAGTCGACACTAACGGCTTGGCGGTCTGGGACGATCTGGCGGGCGAAGGGTTGACCATGAGCAGCAAGGTCCTCAACCTGACCCTCGCCGCCGTCGACCCGGGCTTAGTCATCGAGGACAGCGCCCTGCGCCTGGGGACGCCGGGTTCCTTGTCGGCGACGAGCGCCAACTCCCGAGCGGGCCTCACCCACTACCATGCGGTTACGGCAAGCGCCGACGTGCGGGCAGCGGTCGCCACGACCCTGCTCAAGGGCGACACTACGGGCAACCTGGGCCTCCGGGGCTTAGTTGTGGGCAACAACGACCTCCTGGTCGAATCCGACGTCATCGTCCCGCAGGGGCGGCTCTGGTTGAACCGGGGCGAAACCGTCGACAACCTGGCGACCCTGTTCGTCACCGCCCGCTCGGTAAGCTCGACCGAGTCGACCGTTCGCATTCGCCAACTGCCCGACCAGGAAGGGCGGATGCTTCGCATCGAGGACCAATACCAAAACGACCTGATCGTCGTCACCAACCAGGGCGACCTCATGAGCGGCTACCCCGGATATGTCTCGGGGCAAACCGGCTGGATTGTCACCCATACCGGCTTCGCCGAATTCAACGACGTATTCGTCCGGGGCGAACTGCACGCTGTGACCTTCGTCGTGAACGAGGTGCATGCGATGGGCGGGTCGATGCTGGTGGCAACGGCGGGCATGCTCGACTCGGCGGTCGGGGCGGAATACGCCCTCGAAATCGAATCGGACGCGTCCCTCGAGGACCCGCAACTGCTCGAACTCGATGCCGACGTGAACCCGGTCGACGTCGGGGTCCTGGGCGTCGACGCCGACATTTATGCGTTCGACATCCGCAACCCGCCCTCGGGCAAAGCGCAGATCTTCTTCGAAGGCGAAATCATCCGGACGAAGTCGGTCTGGGAGCATGGCGTCAGCGACGGCTGGTTCGAGATTTACGAGGTCATCGACCAGGGCGACAAATTCCAGTATTGGGGAACGTTGCGACACGGCGGCGCAGGCTTTATGCCCGCCGGGGCGGCGGTCGTCTCCTACGGGTTCCCCGACGACGGGCGTATTTTCATGACGTCGGATTATCCCTATGCGCCCTACATCGACGTCTTCACGACCGGCGCAACGCCCTGGAATGGAACCGTCCCGCACCTGCGCCTGGGGCGGCTGGACGGCTTGGGCGCGTTGCCCGAGATCACGGTCGGCGTCAAAGAATACGGCATTGCGATGGGGTCGAACCTGTCCGACGACCAGGCTCCCTACGTCATCGTCTCGAACCGCCAAGCGATTTTCAACCGAGTCAACATCACCAGCAAGGACGGCACATACAAGACGGGCTTCCTGGGTGCGGACGGCACATTTAAGCTCGGGACCAACATCGACGTCGCCGCGTCGACGGGCTTCGCGTTCGACCCGGCAACGGGCATCGTTCGCTTGGGCAAGGCGGGCGCGCAGCGGGTCGAGTGGAACCCGAACGTCGGCGGCGGAACCCTCACGCTGCAGGGCGATTTCGTCATTGCGCCGGGAACCATCAATTACACAGATCTCAACGGCAAGCCGACCAGCCTGGACCAAATCCAGCCCGGGTCTAACGCCGAAATCGACAACGCCCTCGACGAAGCCCTGGCGGGGCTTGCAGCTGCATCTGCAGCCCAGGCGACCGCCAATGCCGCGTCGTCGAGCGCCTCAACGGCCAATGACGGCGTCACCACGATCAACGCAACCCTGGGACCCATCGCCTCCCGGGTCAACGCCCCGCCGTCGGGGCGGGGTCTGTTCCTCAACGCCGACCGCATGGGTTACTACGCCAACGGCGCATGGCGGACCTATATGGACGCCTACGGGAACTTCTACCTGAGCGGCGGCTATTCCGACAACTATCTGGAATGGGCGTCACCCAACCTGACCGACGCATTGTCACCCAAGCAACTCGAGATCAGCGGCGTCATTCAGGTCCTTTCGGGCAGCAACGTTTACAACAAAACCGAACTGACCAATGTCGACGGGACGGGCATCGTCGACGTTGCGGTCGACGGGGCGCGCCAATTGGCGGGTCAATACGCCGACCGGCGCAGCCTGGTCGCCGTGCGCCAGTCGCCGGGTTTCGCCCTGGCGGGCAGCGACGGCAACACCCTCACCTGGACGGGGCTGACGGTTGTCCTGGGCGACGGGACGGTCATCACGGTTTCGGATTCGAGCGCCGGTCACATCCTCAACACCACGAACCGGACCCGGACCTCCTATTACATCACCGGCACGATCTACCTGGTCGTCGACGGCGCAAATGCCGATGGCGTCGTCACTACGCCTCAGAAGCTCCGCATCGTGACCAATACGGCGAACCTGACCGCCGGACGCATCGTCATTGCGGTCGCCGTCCCGAATACCGTCGACGAAGCCGCCAACCCCGACGCCCGGGCAAGTTTGCACATCATGGGCGGTCCGATTTTCATTGGCAACGGCTGGATTCGGGCGGGCGCAATTACGACCGCCAACCTGACCGCCGGGGCAGTCACCGCCAACAAGATCGCCGCCGGGGCGGTTGAAGCCGACAAGATTCTCGTCAACGGGGACATCACCTTCGCCAGCGGCGGCTATATCCGGGGCTACACCGGCGCAGCCAAGACCTTTGGCAGCGGTGGGGCGGGTTTCTTCCTGGGGCATCACAGCGGCGCTTACAAGCTCGACGTCGGCGACAGCAATAACTACCTGCGTTACAACGGCAGCGCCCTCACGCTCAAGGGGACCAATACCGCATTCGACCTGGTCGACACCGACCTGGTCCTGACCCAAACCAACGACAGCCAAGCGTTGATCACGCTCAAGACGACGACGCCGTCGACCCAGACCATGAATCTCAAGATGTTGGTCGGCAACCTCACCTATTACGAGGTCAACGCCTCGACCGGGGTCTGGAACGCAGCGGCGGCGATTTCCAATGCCAAGCAACTGCGGACCGACGGTCACATCGTCGCCAACTCCTGGGCGGGACAAAGCCCGGGCGGGACCACCGGGCAGCGCATCGTCGGTTACGACGTTCACACTTACCTGGTGACGGCGAACATCGTCTCGGCCCAATTCGTGAGCGCCGAAACCTACCGGGTCCGCAAGAATCTCACGTTCCACCCGACCGCCGTCGTCACCGTCGAGGGCGTCAACGGGCTGCAGAACCTCAACCCCGAGAACATGTTCGGCGGCATCGAGCATGACGTCACCGCCAACCTGAGCGGCAACTGGCAGACATTCAACGACACCCCGGTTAGTTACCTGCGCTACTATCGCATCGGGCGCTTGGTCCTGGTCTACGGTTGGGTCCAGACCAAGAATTCATCGCTGGGCTACAGCAACTTCCCGCGCACCCTGGCAACGGGTCTGCCGACCGCCGAACGGGACACCCGGGCGCTCGTGCGGGCGGCGCTCTACGATCCCGGCGTCCAATACCATACGGCGGTCGCGATGGCGTTTAACGTCTATATCCAGGGCGGCAGCGGGACCCTGCAAATCGAACCGCCGCCCTTTACGTCGACGACCTGGGGAACGCAGGGCGGCAACCCGGCGACGCCCGGGTCCTGGGGCGGCAAGGTCGACTGCATGATCAACTTCTGCTACATCACCGAAGCGGGCAACGTCTAACGCCCGCCCCGGGTCCTTGTGCGGACCTTCTTCGGCAAAATGCAGGTCGCCGACATAAGAGCGATTGAACGGGATCGTCGCCCCTGCTAACATTACCGGCAGGGTTAGTGACCCGCAGGATTGTCAAACGATATCAGCTATGCAAAAGGAGCAGTAACATGTCATCTCGCCGTCCTCCCACCAACAAGCCCGCTTCGACCCCGGCCCTGCCGAAGGTCGCCGCACCAGCCGCACCCCAAGCCGTCGACGCCAAAATGCGCCCGATTAAGTCGCTCGTCACCATCACCGGCGACGGTGAAATCGCCGCCGTCGGGCTGAACTCGGCGGCGTCGATTCTCAAGATGCTTGGGTATGTGAACCGCTTTTCGGCGGAACTCCTCCAGGTCCTGGAAGTCGCCGAACCCGGCCAAAGCAACGGCGACGAACCGGCTCAGTAGTTATTCGCCCAGAAAGGGCGTGATGCGACATGGCGATTGTTACCCTAAAAATCACGGTACTCGACGAATTCACCGGGGCGATTGCGGCGGGCGATTGGATGTTTATCCACGACGCCGACGACCCGAACCCCAAGAATCGGTCCAAGCGTATCGATGCGACCCGTCTCGTTGTCCGCAGCGACGCTGATCGCCATGTCGAACTCTACCCGAGCGGGTCCGGGCTAGACACGACCGACCGCATGTCGGCGTTTCTGGTCTACGGCAACGAAGCCAGCCCGGGCGGGAACTATGGCTTAGATCAGGGCTACGCCAACAGTCGCCAGCGCACCCGTCTCTTCGCCCCGTCGGCGGGCGACGTGGTCCTGGCGACCCTCACCGGGACCACGCTGCAGAGCGGTTTCGCCGAACGCATCGTCGTGCGCGGCGACTCGGGCAAGGTCGGCATCGGGACCCACAGCCCGCCCGAACTCCTCAGCCTCAACGACACCACGCACCCCACGATTATCATTCAAGCGTCCGGCTCTGAACGCATCATGCTCGGCGCAGCGACCGCCGCCAACCGGCTCTTCACCGGGACCGCTTCGGGCGACTCGGTCCTGCGGGCGACCGGCGGCGCGCTGTGGCTCGGGTCCTATTCGACCGACGAACTGGCGCTCCTGACCAACAGCATCCGGCGCATTCGCATTGACGGGTCAACGGGTTATGTCGGCATCGGTAACGCGCCGATTGCCAATCGTCAATTGGCGGTGCTTTTTCCGGGGGCGAGTATCCTCACCGTTCGTCCGACCGACGACACAACAAGCTCGGTCGCCATCTTTGAAGCGACGACCAACGGCAGCGATGTGATCGTCCAACTCTCCGCCCACGACACGACCCGCACGACGACCGTCTTCGGCCTCACGCTTGGCGGATGGGCTACGTTGAACGCCGGAGGAACCGGACTGCTCGGGCTGGCGCTTGGCACGTCAACCGCCGACCCGGTTGTCATTGCGACCAATAACCTCGAGCGTATCCGGGTCCTGAGTACGGGCGAAGTCGGCATCGGCATCACAAACCCCGCCCGCCTTCTCGTGGTCAACGGGGCGGCGAATCCCGCCATCTCCGTTGCGACCGGCGGCGCAGAAGTCGTCTCGTTGTCGGTCGCAACAGCCGCGACCAGTTGGTTCCCCGGCACAGTCATCGGCGATGGCGTCGTGCGCGCTATCACCGGCAACCTCTGGGTCGGGTCCTATGCCGCGTCGACCAAGCTCCATCTCGCCGCCGCCGCCAGCCCGGGAATCACGCTGGATGGGGCGACGGGCAACGTCGGCATTGGCACGACGACTCCCGCCAATCAGATGCAGGTGAGAAGGGCGACGGGCAACGTCTCCCTTGCCATCGACGCCGACGAAGCGGCTAGTTTTGCCCAGTTGCTCGTCCGCAACGACCTGGGCGACTATTTTCAATTTATCTCCTTCGGCAGCACAGATGCGGGCGCGACCCGCTTCGGGCTGGCTCGTCCGGCATTGGGCGAACTTTCAGGAAATGGCTTCCATACGATGGTCGTCGGCACGCTTGATGCGTCGCCGCTCGTCCTCGGCACGAATAACGCCGAGCGTGTACGGATAACGTCGGACGGCGACGTCGGCATTGGCGTTGTGGCTCCGTCGGCAAAATTGCACGTTTCCGACGTCGGCGGGGCGACCATTCGGGTCGAACCGTCCGACAACACATCGGCCAGCACCGGGCAATTCCTCGCCGCAGCGAACGGCGGGGACAACAATGTCTATATGATCGCGCACGACACGACGCGCACACTCGCTCGGTCGGGCGTCACTTTGGGCGGCTGGACCGAAATCCTGGCGAACGGGGCAAATAATGCGGGCTTGCTGATCAACACTGCGGGCAACGACCCCATCGTCTTTGGCACAAATAACGCCGAGGAGATGCGTATTGCTGGCGACGGCAAGGTCGGCATTGGCACAAGCGCCCCGAAGACCATTCTGCACGTTTACGACGGCATCGGCGGGAAGATCTTCGGAACCCTCACGGCATTGGCGGGAACGGCGGCAACCATTCTTCCCAACGGGGCGGGCGACGTTACGAGTCATGTGATCGTGATCGCCCTCGTCAAGGACAGCAGCGGCAACACTGCCTGGAGCAACCAGTCGCTGATTGCGGTCAACGCCAACACAACAATCCATACCGTTTATTCGTCGCACGGCATCACGTTCACGGTCGGCTCGGACGGCGCATTCTCCATCTCACGCGTCGCGGGCAGCACCCGTACCTATAACGTCGTCTTTGAACTTTTATGGTTGTAGAAGGGCCTTACTATGGGAAGTATTGTCATTGACATCGGGCAGTCGACTACGCCCGACCCGGTGAATAACGCGAAGCTCCAGACCTGGGTTGACCTCGCCGTCACTGCCTGGGGCTGGCCTCCGCCGCCCAATGAGGACGGGACCCCGTCGGTCGCCGACACCCCGGAAGCGCGGCAAGAATTCGCCACAAAGGAACTTACGTCTTACCTGCGCGAGACGGCGAAGCAGGTCCGGCGTCGCCAGCTAAACGCGGACCGGGAAAATGCCATCACGGAACAAATCAATCAACTGGAATAGACCGGACGGGTCCCCCCACGATGAACGAAACCGAACAGGATGCGACCCTCCGGGACCACGAAACCCGCATCGTCCGCCTCGAAACTAAGCAACAATACGCAGAAGCTGCCGCCGCTCGCGTCCCGACCCTCTGGATCATGGCGGTTTCCGCCGCGACCGGAATCATCGGGATGCTGGTCAGTTGGGTTCTGCAATGGAGAACGCCGTGACCCACATCGCAAGTAGTGTATCCATCGAACAAACCGCTTTTCTGTTCTGGTTCTGGGCGACGCTTTTCAGCTTTGCCCTAAGCGGGGCGGTCATGGGGCTATTGATCTACCACGTCACCGGCGACCTGCTCCCCGGGCTTCAGGGCGTCGCGTCCCTTTGGTTGGCGGTCGCTTTTTCAATGTTTATTTTGCTCCAGGTCCCTGTCCTGAACGGTTGGGTCGGTTGGATTCTAGTCATCGAGCGCATCGCCTTCTTCGGGGCGACAACCGCCCACCTGCTGACCATCGACACCTATATGGCACGGTTGAACGGCAGGGTCGAACGTCTTCGAATTTGGTATTATTGGCTCAAGCTCAAGCGAGGATACGATGCAAGAGAAACGCCCAGAACCCGCTCTTAAGGCGGGCGCAGTTACGGGTCTGATCGTCGCCGCCGTCGGTTCGGTCATCACGGCGATGGTCGCGTTAGGCGTGATTAGTTGGACCCCGCAGCAGCAGCAAGCGTTCGTTGCTGCCATGCTGGCGGTCGGGACAGCCATCGGGGCGGTCGCCCCATACGTCTCTGCCTGGTGGATTCGTTCCCGGGTGACGCCCGTCGACGACCCGAAGGATGACCTCGGTCGCCCGTTGCGCCCCGTCGTCGCGCCGGAAAGGTCCGCACCATGACCGGCGTCGGAACCGTGAAGATTGGGTTGCACTATATCCCGATGCACGGTCGGCCCGAGGACATGGATGCCGTCCGGGATTGTCCCGCCCCGAGCGTCAAGGTCGTCTATAGCAGCAGACCCGACGCAGACCATCTGCGCCGGGTTCACGACATGACCGGCGACCGCTTGATTGTCATTCGTGACCATGCCATGAGCGAACAATACGACGACGTTCGCCGGGACCCCGCCGGGACGGGCAAGCGCCACGCGCAGGATTGGGCGAAGGTCCTCGACGCCATGCCCTGGTTGAACCGTCGGCGACTCATCCTCGAAGGCATCAACGAACCGCCGGTCTGGGAACCGCCCGGACCCGACCCCTGGGTCGAATACTACCTGGCCTTTGGCGACGAGAACCATCGCCTCGGCCAATATTGCGGGATTGGTGAATTGCCCGTCGGCTGGCCCGGGAATGGCGGCGTCCCGGACGCCCCGCAGGACTGGACGCCCTACCTCGCCTGGTTGACCTGGGTCCTGGACCATCCGGGCAACTTCCTGCACCTGCATGAGTATTGGGGTTATAACCGGGGCGTTCGGTTCAACCTGGGCTGGTGGCTTGGCGGCTACCGCAGCATGCCCGTCAAGGTCCCGACCATGATCACCGAAATCGGCGGCTTGAAAGCGGTCCAGGACCGACTCGGCAATTGGGGACTAAACGCCCGGGACGGCTGGATGGGCGACACCGACGCTCACACTTACCTGGAGCAGGTCAAGGTCGCCAACGAGGAACTCGAGCGGGACCCCTACATTCACTCGGCCCATCTATTTTCAACCGATGGCGCTCACCCCTGGATCGAGGAATGCGACGCCGGTCCTATCAACGCAGCCTGGATCGATTACGCCCGGGCGCACGTCCCGGCCAAACCGTCAACGTTGCACCTGCCATCGCTCGTCGACGGACCCGCCAACCCGCCCGCCAACCCAGGAAACCCACCCATGACCTCGATCATCGAACCCGCCGCCGCCGCCGCCGTCTTGGACGTCGAATCCGGCGGCATCGGCTTTGACCGTGCGGGGCGACCCCGCATTCGCTTCGAAGCGCACATCTTCAGGACCGAACTTAAGAACCCCGCCTTGTTTGAGCAGCACTTCCGCCACAACGCCGAACGTCCCTGGACCCAACAGGAATGGCGGCGCAGCCCCAACGAACCCTGGCGGGCAGTCCACGTCACACTCGGCGACCTCACCGCCAATAACGAGGCGCAATGGGAAGTGTTCAACTTCGCCCGGTCGCTCAACGCCGAAGCTGCCGCCCGGTCCATTTCCGTCGGGGCGGGACAGATCATGGGCTTCAACGCCCAACGGGTCGGCTACGCATCCGCCCAACACATGCTCGAAGCGTTCGGCGAGTCGATGGGGCATCAGATGATCGGCTTTTTCAACTATATCCTGTCGGACCCCAACCTCCTGACCGCCATGCGGAACCGGGACTGGCTGACCATCGCCCGTCTCTACAACGGGACCGGCCAAGCGGAATACTACGCCGATCTCATCCGCAAGAAATACGACGAGCTAAACTAACCGGCCACAAAACCCACAGAACGGCCCAGGACGGGCGTTCCACCCCGCCCAGGACGAAATACACACGGCACAACGCCAGCGGCGCTACGGACCCCGCTGGCGTTGTCGTGCCAGGGTCTATGTGCGGACCTTTTACGGCGACCCTGCGGGCGCTATAATAGGGGCATGCCGCAAGCGTCAATTTTAGAAGCGATGTTCTACGTCTTTCTAGGCGTCGGGCTTGGCTACGTCCTCGCCCTCCGCAGACCCCCTGCAGACCCCTCTCGGCAACGGAGGCGGAAATTCGACCTGGGGAGCGTCGCTGTGCCTCCGACCCCGCCGACGTCGCCCGCCATAGACCCCTTGCAGCGCGAGTACGAGGACGCGTTGACGCTCTTGCGGCTGGCCTATGGCGGCGGCATATTTTCAAGGCGCACGGTCGACATGCCCGAACGTCGCTGGCGCGCCGCATACCGACTCCTTCGCAACGCCCGGGTCGTCGTCAACGGTGAAGTCGCCGATCTGACCTACCTCGAAGCGGTCGACCAGTTGCAGGGCTATTGCCTGATGGCCCGCAACCCGCGCTTCGTGCGCCCCGGTTGACCCCTTCCCCACTGCCACAAAAAACGGGGACGCGTCCCCACGCGTCCCCGCCCTCTGGTGGATTGTCAACCGATTCACCCCGGAAAGTAGCAGGGGAGATCAGGTCCCGCGCGCAAACATTACAACGGCCCATGCCAGCCCCGCCAGCATCAGCCCGAACAGCATCAATTCGCACCCCAATCGGAACCCGGTCGACCGGGTCCGGTAGGGCTTCACCGCCGGACGCCGGGACCAGACCCTGCCGGACCAGACCCCTATCCACATCAAGCCGACCAGGGCGACGGCTATTTCTAGGGGCGTTATTTGGGGCGTCATGACGAGCTAACCTCCCGCCGCGTAGGGCCAGAATACTTGGCCCGACGTTCGCTCGGGTTTCTCGGACTCGGGATGGTCGTCGTCGCCCGCCCGCTCCCGGCAGATCTTCAGTTGGCGGTCGTGCGATGCAACGCAAGCCCGGACCTCGGCGACGTCGACGATCAGCGACTGAACAAGCGGGCGCAGGTCGTCGACGGCAGACTTCTCTGCTGTCTCTTTTTCAAACGATGCAACCAGCGGCTCGAGCGACTCGTCGGTCGCCATAAAGGTCCGCAGCAGGGTCAGTTGCTCGTCGAGCAGACTGTTGATGAAACCCGGTAAGACCCGGACGGCGAAGGCGAAGGCGCTTAATAGCCCTACCAGCAACCCGACCGTAAACGTGAATGCCGTTCGAATTCGCATGCGATGTTCCCTTCGTAATTGTGGATTATGTCGACTTCCAACCCGGCGACCGGAAGGTCGGGAAAGACGTCTTTCCCGACCAGGTCCGGTATTTCCGGCCAATCTGCCTCAAAGACCGCCCGTTCCTCGGGCGTCAACGGCGCATCACTCGGGGCGTCCGCCGACACTAAATAACGGCTTGCTGCCGAGTAGTGTAAGCCGTTGGGCGACGTCCGCCGCACTATGCCCATCGTATTGTTCGTTCCTTTCGATGATCGGGACCCAGGCGAGGACCTCCCACCAGGGAGCGTCGGGCATGTGGTAAGTGATCTGCCCGACGGGCAGGTTGATTCCGGCGATGAACCAGCCCGGGATTTCGACCCCGGCGTCGTCGAAGCGGGTCCGAAAGACCGGGTATAACGTGACCGCCATGAGCGCCGCCATCAACGCATGGCGATGCTCGTATAGCTCGGTGAAGTTGTGGAACCCGTCGGAGATCGAGGCGGGATTTTCAATCGGATGGCAGATTCGCAACGGCGACAGGTCGACCTCGATCTCCGGGTTGCCCTTGCGCCGCTTGGGCATCAGGACCCGCAGCCGTCGCCCGCCCTGGTCGATGACGCAGGGACCGACCTTCCCGTTCGCCTTCAAATTGATGATCGTGCTTTGTTCCATCAGCCGTCCGTACTTTGCGCCAGTCATCCTGTTCCTCCGGTGTCAATTCCCGCAACGGGACACAAATGCAATCGCTGCCGATAGCCCCGCAGCCCGGGCATACGTGGTCGTGGTCGCCCCACACAAACCAGGGTAGACCGAATTCCCGAATCAGGTCCAGCGTCGTGATCTCGAGGCGCAGCGCCTTCGTCGGTTCCTCACGACTGCACAACTCTAGGAGCAAGTGAGCGTCGTGGCGGGACTGCTCCGGGTCGTCGCCCATCGGGATAACGGGCAGGGACCGGGCGATGGTGAGCGCCCGATCTTCCCGTCCCGCCGTGCTAACGATGTACCAGTACAACTCCCCGAGCGTCCCCTCCTGCTTGGCACGCTCGAGGATTTTCATTTGCCAGCTACGGTTGACCGCCATCAGCCCTCCGACACGGCGACCGGCGCTTGGCGCTTGGTCGCATAATATGCGGCGACGTACTCGGGCGACTTGCCGAACATGTCGCCCGGGTCCGCACGGCGGGCATTGTCCCGTTCGGCTTTGTCCGCTGCCAGCATCTGGGCTTTCCACCACAACTCGACGACGTGGTCGAAGGTGACGCCCTGCAGCCAGCCGTTGACCGCCGCCCATTCGCTCTGGTTGTGCGCCCAGGTTTGCATCCAGCGGGTTAGGTCGACCGCCGGTTCGGGCGCTTTTTTAGTGGCTCTTTTCGCCATCGCCCTGCGCCTTCGCTTCCTCGGTAAGGTCCCACAACTTGACCTTGATCCTGGGTCGATCCAGCATCACGGTTCCCGCCGGGACGAAATTCGACCTGTAGACCCGCAACACTTGCTGGACCGCTTGGTAGCTGATGCCGACCACTTCCGCCATTTGGCGCATGGTCAACGGTCCTTTTTCCAAGATGGCGGATCGAATCCGCTTGTAGCCGACGCCCCGCGCTCGGTCGGGCAACGGTCCCGGGTCGACGCTCTTCAGGAACTCATCCGGGTCGGCGGGCTTGACGGGTTCCTGGCGACCCAGGTCGACCAGCGTCACCCATCGCCATTGACGGGTGCACCAGTCGTAAATTTGCCCGCGTCGGGTCTTGCCCGTCGTGCGGTTGTAGTCGGCGTCCGCTTCGGCGAGGTTGGTCATTTGCCCGCCTTCCGGATGGCGACGCCGGGTTCGCCTTCCTTGCGAAACGCAAATAACTCGGGATGGTGCATCGCGAAACCGCACAACCCCGAATCGTCCCAGGAGATGCGACCCTTCGTGTAAACGGCTTGAAGGCGGGACCCCTTCACGGTTTGACCATGTGTCGTGATGCCCACGCGAATCGCCGTTCCAACCTCCGCAATGCGGGACTGGACCTCGTCGATCTTCGGTGCGAACTCCAACTCGATGACGGCAAGCTCCGCCCGCACTTCGAGCGGGATCGCCTGGTCCCGGGTGGCTTCCTTGTGCATTATCAAAACGTCGAGGGCGCTTTGCAATTCAGCCAGTTGGTCGAGCAGGAAGCGTAGGGATTCCTCAAGTGAAACGGGCGCAGGTTGCGTTGGTGCAAACATAAACTGCCTTTCTGTCCCGATACAACGCCTCGGGACCGGGCGAATTGAAAGCGGGTTACTTGATCGTCGGTGGCACGATGGGACCCCACCAGCGATCCCAGGTATTTCCCTCAACCGGCAGGGGCGGCGAGAAGTCCGTTCGGCACAACTGCCCTTCGTACTTTCTGACCTCGCAGACCCGGGGTTCGGCGGGTTCGTAGCGGGTATCCTTGCGCCAATAGAAGCCCGGTTTCCAGGGCGCTTCCGCCTCGCCGTTGCGGTGCGAATAGGCGGGCGCAGGGGCGGGTTCGGCGATGGTGCGGCGCAATTCTACATGGTGCGCCTTAACCGTGCGCCCGCCGCCCTTGTCGAGGATTCGCAAGACGACGGTCGGCGTCCGCCATGCTTTGGAGATGTATGCGACGGCTTCCCGTTCGCTGCACGGTTCCCAAGTCGACGCCCCGATGTAACGCTTCTGGTAGGGTTCGATGCGGGGCGTCCAGTCGTTGTCGGTCGGCTCGGTCGCCCGCACGGCAAAATTGATGCCCGGGGCGGTCTTGCCTTCGTCGACGAGCGCCATGATGCCGTCCGGGTCCCGGTAGGTTTCGGCCAAGATAGACATGACCTCTTCGCGCGTGGCAGAAATCCATTCGTCGGTCATCACAGGGCGAATTTCGTACTTAGGCATGGGTTATTCCTCCGTTGTGGTAGCGTTCGATCTCACGGTCGGGCAATTGATAGACCTTCTTCGGTGCGGGCTGGTCGGCGTAGGCCAAGCCGCGCAGGTGTGACGTGACCCAAATGCGCCGCCCGTCCCGGATGCGCCGGAAATGGCCGCGCACGGCGAAACAATGGCTGACGTGACGCCCGGTCGGCGCATCGGGTCGGTATTCGGTCCCGTTGTGCGTTTTGCGGATGGTGCAGGTGTAGTATTCGGGCAACGGGCGCTTGCCCTTGCGGACCCGCTTCTCGTTGACCCGCCGGTCGGCTTCGTGGCGTTCCAGGTCGACGTTCTCGGCGTTGAGGAAGGCGATGATCGCCAGCCCCAACCGCTGCAGCCGCTGCTTGTTGGCGTCGTCGCTGCCCTTGAGCTTGCGGGTCCCTGCGTGCCACGCGACCCGATTCACCGTCTTGGACGTGAACCAGGCGATGACCGTGATCTGGCGGTCGTTGACCGCCGGGTCGTGATCCTCGGCCAGGAGCAGGGCGGCGACCTGGTCCTTGCCGATGTAGCGGGTCCCGTCGCCGGTGTAGGGTTCCTCGAACGCCATGACCTCGCCCTCGTCGATGGGGCGGGAAAATTGGATGCAAATGTCCGGGAACGGCAACCGGACCTCGACGTCAAGCCCGATGGTCTTGGCGGCGTTGACTAGCTGCAGCGCCGTCTCCGCCGCAACCAGGATGGTTTGCGATTGGTGCGCGATGGTTCCGGCGGCGTATACGTCCTTGAGGCGGGGCGGAATGTCCTCGCCCGGGCGGTCGGGAACGTTGCTGTAATAGGTCCCGTCCGGGCGGGCAAAGACTCGCCCGCCCCGGGTGACGATCTCTTCGGCGAGGTAGGTGTCAGCCGCCGCATGTTCGATGTCGCGTGATACTAGGTGCATTGGTCGCTTTCCCTACGCGAAGGTTTGACGGTGGCGCTCTTGCTCGACCGCCAGCACGCTATACAGGACCGCCCGCATTTGGCGGGCATCCAGCCAATGTTCGGTGACGGGTCGCCCGTTGAGGGCGGAAACCAGCGAATACACATAACGATTCTGGTTGCCGGTACGTACGGCGACGGCGCTGATCTTGAGCTTTGGCCCGCCCGTCATGGATGCGATGCCGTCGAGCATCGTAGCAAATTCGCGCATCTGCTTCTCGTTCACGTTCATCTCCCTGTGGTCTGTGGTGGCGACCTGACGGGCGTAGGAACCCGCAGGTCGCCGTAGAAGGTCCGTACTAGGCTCGGGCGTCGACGGCGGTCGCCGGGGCGTCCTGTGGGCTGGCGTCGAAGGGTGGAACGCCCCGCTCGACCATGCCGTCGTAAATCTTGATCGCCGCCCGGATGGCTTCGGCGTCGGTGTTGACGTCGCGCAGGACCCATTCCTCGGTGCTATGTTCGCCGGTGAGGGTCCGACATACGTCGACCTGGACCAGGTATAAACGGTTGCCGACGTTCGGCGATGGCAGGTAAACCCGGGTCAACGTAACCTGACCCCTGACGCCCCTCGCCAGCCAACACTTCTCGTTGTAGGCGATATGGGGCGCAATTGCCCGCCGCTCAGACAGGTTGTCGCTCATGGGTTCCCTCCGCTAAAAGATGCTTGGCGTAACAAAATGGGCAAAGGTCGAGACGTCGTCTCTTTGGTCCCGGGACCCGATTCCAGCCGTACTTTTCGGCTTCGGCGCGTGCGCCTTTGACGGTCCCGCCGCCGCTCATGAAACGATGGCTGCAGCGGTCGCACTGGATGGAGTAAACTCCCGCTCGAATCGTCACTTAGCGCCCGCCCTTGCCGGTGTCGACATGCTCACGGCAAACTTCCTCGCCGCCGTCGAGACACATCCAACCCGTCTCGAGGGTCGCCCCGCAGATCGAGCAGGTCCCGGGTTCCTGGTCGGCGAAGGCGTCGACGTCGAACTCGACCCAAACCGCTTTGCTCCCGGCTTCCGTCCCATGCTTGCGGGCGATTCCGCCCACAGCGACCAGTTTAATTTTGTCGCCCACGACTAACCTCCTCTTGTTTGTTGGCTTCGAATTCGGCGTCGGCGTTACACGCTGCCCACCAGCCCCGACGCTCGTCCGGGTCGGTGACTTCGGCGACCGGAACTCGCAGGTCGTATTTGGTCATTCCCCGTAGATAAGCCGAGAACTTTTGTGCGGTCATGTCGCCCCTCCGTGCGCTTGGCGTAGTAAATACTTGCAAAGCCTAGTATATACCCGTATTTACAGGGCGTCAAGTTTGCTTTGGGCGAATACGCGCACGGTCGGCGGGCGCGACGAAACCGCCGCCCGGGTCCTTGTGCGGACCTTCTTAGGCGCGGCGCGGCGTCACCGGCTCACGCCGATATGTACTTGTATTGACACGGATGAGGGGAGTGTGATAGTCTAGGGGTGTAAGATTTTCAACCCAAGAAAGGGGGAGGGAACATTGGCTACAGTTGCACCCAGGCGGTCGTTGTCGACGTATAGCTTGGAACCCGAGTATCAAGAGCTTTTCGAGCGCATCGTCGACTTGACCCGTCGGTCCAAGACCGACGAATTGCGGGTCATGCTCGACGCCCGGGCGTCGGCATTGGGTCTGGAACCCATCAGGAGTGTAGACCCAAAACATTCAGCCTCGGCTCCCATCGGAGTGATGCCGGTCTTGTCACCCATCGCGAGCGGCGCGTTGCCGCGGCGGGTGACGACTAACTAGGCATTGGAGTCGGGGCAAAACAAAGGGACCCCGACACGAAGCCGAAGTCCCTCTGGGGCGGTCACGGTTGGAAGGTGAGAGAGCTAACCGTGACCACGTATCAACTTAGATGATCTACCTGTTGGTTTCTCCTTGTGGTGAGTGAATGTTGGGTTGGGTGACGGGGATGAGCGTGCAGCCGCTTGTCCCCGTCGTCATTTTCAAACAGTGTACGCCCGAGAGGATTTGAACCTCTGACCTCCACCTCCGCAGGGTGGCGTTCTATCCGCTGAACTACGGGCGCTTGATACCAGTTGGTCTTTGGGTCTGAGCGGTATTCCGCAGATAGCAGTCAAACGGTCACAAACCCGCCTGGGGAAGTGACCGTTCAACGGCGCAAGCGGGGTTACTAGCCCAACCCGGGGACGAAGACGTCGTCTAACGGGGAAACGTAATGCTTCAGCAGGTCGTCGGTGTTCAGCACAACATAATGCTCGCGGGTGATCGTGCGGGCGCTATGCCCAAGTTGCATCTCCAGCAACGTTTCGGCCAGCCCGTCGTGCGCCTTGCAATGCCGCATCCAGTGGGTTGCGAACGTGCGGCGCAGGTCGTGGGCGGCAAACTCGATGCCGGTGATCTCCGACAACCTCGCCAGCATCTTGGCGATGCCGGTATTCGTGATGTCAAAGACCGGGCGGTCGTCGTCTACCGGGTTGATGACCCGCATCAACTGCAGGAGCTTGCCCGTCTTGGGTCCAAAGACGACCGAGCGCCGTTTATCAACCTCGAGGTAGCCCTTCACCCGGGGCAGCGAAGCGACCCCATACCAGTTGGGGTGCAGGTCGATGTCCCGCCAGCGAACATGGGCGCATTCGATACGGCGAACCCCGGTGTCGAGCAGGAACGCCAGGATCGCCATGTTCCTGACCTTGTTCCCGCCCTGGATTTTCAACATCAACGACGTAAGGTCCTGCCCGGTCAACGTGCGCTGGCGAGGTCCGCCCCGTTGTGGAACGGGCAGCCAGTTGGACAGGTCGACGGGACTGCGCCCGGTCCGGTACGCCCACCGAAACATCTGGCGGACCCGGCGGGCGTAGTCATGCTGCGTATTGAGCGCCAAGTCGGATTCCATCAAGTCGTTGGTGTAGTCCTCGAGCAATTCGGCGGTGATCGACCAGCCGACGTCCGGCCCGGTATCCTCCCACCATTCGAAGAAGCGGCTCAGTTGAAACGTATAGGCGCGAATTGTTTCGGGCGACCGACGACGAATCGCCAGGTCGGCCAAATAGACCTCCCGCAGTTTGGACAATACGGAAGCATCGACGGAATCCTGGCGACGCTCAAGCGTCATTTGCATCTCTTGCTCAATTCTATAGGGCGACAATGTAAGGGAGGCTGAAGCCACGATTTGACTCCTATTCTATGTACGTAAAATACCGCATCGCCGCTACGGGTCGGTCATCACTATTTTGTGGGACCTTCAACCCTACTTTGTTCACGTTGAGAGGGGATTTTTTGTATGACTGTGTCTAGTTTGCTCGTCCGACCGAGGAGCGTATCTTGTGGTTATTACGCTACACGTCAAGAGGAAGGGAACGCAATGGGCGACACAACACCTGAAGAGAAACTGAACAAGCGCCGTATCGCCGGGGCGTACATTTGGCGGGAAAATACGGCAAACCTGCAACAGATCTGCGAGGAATTGGAAGAGCGCATCCTCGGGCTGATCGTCGGGTCGGGCGACGAGGCGCTGCGCCGTTCCCTACGTGAATGCCTGGACATGGCGAAAGCGGCGCAACGCCTCGCCGCACAACTGAAGGATTTTTAAACACCCACCGACGACTAACCTCAGCCCGTTCGTACGCGCGTCGACGGGTCGGGACCCCTCCCTGATCCGCCGACGCGCGAATGGTGAAATCGGGAATGAATGAAAGAATTTTAGACGCCATTTCACCATTCGTTTCGGCGATTTACACCTATAGACGAATGAACGAATGAATGAGTGAATGGGCATTATATATAGATATATATAGGGATTGGCCCGGGACCTAATGGGTTACTAGACGGCGGGTCGGGCGAAGTGGTAGAATTCCTTCGCCGTTATTGAACCAATCAACCCTTTTCACATTCGGGGTTGCCTGGACGGTGAAACCAGTCGCAGCACAACTGAGAGAGTTTCTGACAAGGCGAGGGCGGGCGCGGAGGTATCTCCGACGTCCGCCCTTTGCGTTGATCGTGCGGGACCGACGACACGTCACTAGACTAGACTCGCGCTGCCCCGCAGGGCGGCGGCTACGCCGCCGGGGAGGGTACTAGCGTATTCATTCATTCATTCACTCGTTCGCTATAGGTGTAAATGGGCGATTTGAATGGTGAAATGACCCCGAAAATTCTTTCATTCGTTCGAGTTATCCCCAGATTCTAGCGAGTTATCCCCAGGTTATCCCCAATTTTGGCCCGAGTTATCCCCAATCGACGAAACCCATTTCACCATTCGCCCGTTGCACCCCGAACCCCGCCGCAAAGGTCCGCACAAGGGACCCGTTGCGCCGGTCGCCGACCCGCACCCGCCGACCCAGACACGGACCTTTACGGCGACCGGCGGGTCCCGTTTTTCAAACATGGGACCCTTGCGCCGACCCGCCCGACGGGCTAGACTGTACGTGTATGAACATGTGCCGATTCGAACATATTTGTACTTGCGTGTATTTACAGACCGAGGTATAGTGGGGTTGTAACAAAACGTTGCTTGGCCCGACTACCAACTAAGAAAGGTTTTACAAATGGGCGCTTTCGACTTCATGATCAAGGCTCCGGTCGCTGAGTTGCACTTCACCGAACCGGGCAATTCGACGACGGGCTTCGTCTCCGAATGGTCAGCCGCACCGATGCATCGGTTCTACACCGACATCGACCTCTCCGCCTTCGCCCTGCCGAAGGGTTCCTACGTTCGCCGCACGACCAACAATGGCGCTTTTTACTACTTCACCTCATACGGGACGGCGCTCGAAGCCAGCCGCCTCGTCAATCGCAAATTCCCGCCCGACAACATCTGGCGATGGGAGACGCCCGTCAGCCAAATCCTGAACCTGAGCGACGAGGTTCGCGCCCGGTTCGGGGACGTGATGTCGATGGAGGCGCAGATGACCGTCATGACCCATCGCAAGCAGCGCCACGAGTTCAACATGCTCTTGCTGCCGTCGGCGGTCCAAGCCCTGGCGCTTTTGGCGGGTCACTTGGCGGAACCGATCTTCGACTACACCTCGCTGCGGGTCGACGACGCCGCCATCGATGCCGCTTACCAGCATCGGGTCATCGGCGACGGCGAAACCTACGCCGGGAGTGAGTTGTGGCAAGCCCGGACCCGTCTCTGGTCCGCCCTGGGCGAAGCCGACCCCATCAAGTCCTTTAACGGTTCCAGCATCGACACGACCGCCCCGCGTCTCGCCGAATGTCTCGGCATCGTCATTTCCCAGGTCCAAACCTGGGCGCAGTTGACGTCCGTTCCCGACCCACGCGTCGATGCCGTCACCAAAGACGGGAAGCGCCTGACCCTGCCCGTCGTCTTGGGCATTTGGCCCAACAAGAATGCCGCCATCGCCGCCCTGGGGCTGGACCCCAAGCCGAGCAACGGGCATGCGCCCGCCGCCGTCAACGGTCACAGCAACGGGACCAACGGCCACAGTAACGGCCACAGCAACGGGCATGCGCCCGCCAACGGGACCAACGGGTCGCTGCCCGTCCCGGTCAGTTGGGGCGGTTACGTCAACGAATGGAAGCAGGAGGTCGTCTCCCTCAAGAATTCCTACGAGGGGCAACCGAAGCCCGTCGTGGTCGCCGCCCTGCGCCAACGGGAAGCCGAATTGGCGTCGACCTACTCCGCCAGCGTCGACGAGATTCTGGCTTGGTGGGATCAGGTCTAACCATGATCTATTACGACCCGACCGAATCACGGTCGACGTCCCGACTCCCTGCGTCCGTGCAAGCTCAAGGTCGACCATTGGTCGGCCTTGAAGCCCGGACGGGCGCGGACCTGTTCATCGTCGACCTAGAGACGCCGCTGCCGGAAAGCATCGCGACGCCGCCCGGGTCCCTGATCTTCGGGCGCATCGCCGAGCGGGGCGTCTTGGTGCAACGCAAGACGGGCAACGACCTGCTGCAGTCCATCCCGCACCTGACGACGATCCAGGGCAAAATGCTGCGCCACAGTCGGCTCTGCTACCTCGCTTGTATCGGGCGCTTCGAACCCGACCACGACCATCACGTTCTCGTCAACGGGAAGCGGTCGGGTTGGACCTACGCCTCGATGCAAGGGGCGCTCGACGCATGGCAGTTGCGGGGCGGGCAATTGGGCTGGTTCCCGACCGACCCCGCCTTCGAAGAATGGATTTCCCGATGGGACGCCCAAATCGGCAAGATCGCCGCCGAGGTCGCCGTCAACCCCATCCCGGACCCGCACACCCGCATCGCCAGTGGGCTATACGACCCGATCCCTTTCCGGTCGACGCTGGCGACCCTTCCGGGCGTCGGTCCTCGACTCGCCGAGGACATCGGCATGTACTGTGGCAACCTGGCCGCGTCGTTGTGGTGGCTTTCGCTGCCCGACGCCGACGGCGTGAAGGGGTTCGGTCCGACGACCCGGGCGAAGGTCCGGGCATTCCTCGGGCTACAACCGGGTCAGGTCCTGCTGCCCGTCAACGGCGAAGATCTCGCCCAATTCGAAATTCCTGCGCCGCCCGTCAACGGGGAATGGCGCGCCGCTTCGGTCGCCGCTGCCATTGAGACGGCGAAGCGTCACAAAACACCTCAGCCCGACGTTCACTTCGAAGGAGCAACCCGATGAACGAGTTGATCGTTTTGACCGGCCCCAAAGGCTGCGGGAAGTCGACCGCCGCTTTCACGGCGACGCCGCCGTCCGAGATCGACAAGCTGTGTATCGTCGACACGGAGATGTCAATGTCCGACCTGGTTCGCCAAGCGAAACCGGGCGCATACATCCCGGCTTACGAGCGACTACGCCTGACGCCCGGAACCCTCGACGCGATGGCGAAGGGTCAATTGCCCTGGGTCAACCGGGACCAGAAGAATCAACTGGTCGCCTATTACGAATGGCTTGTCCAGACCCTGGCGACCCGTCTCGAGTCGGGCAAATTCACGACCCTGGTCATTGACACCATCGAACCCATCGAAGCCGCCATGACCGCCGCCGTCCAAGCCGACAAGAACAAATTCGGCTGGTCCGGGTCGATGGCTTACGGTCGCCTGGAAACCGAAGGCATCCGCCCGCTCTACGAGAATTTGTTGCAGGCGATCTACGCCCGGGGCGTTCGGCGCATCGTCCTGACGACCCATCTCAAAAATGTCTGGCTCGGGACGAACATCGTCCCCAACAAGGTAAAACCGGGCGGGCGCTTGACCGTCCTGGCCCGCTTGTCGACGGCGATGTTCTGGCTGGTTCCCGACGTCCGCAACGCCGACGGCGCACCCGCCGCCCTGGTCCTCAAGGCGCGCATGGGCGTCCTGTCGCCCGACCCCGTCACCAACACCTGGGCGATGCGCCGGGTCCTGCCGCGCCGCATCCCGCACTTCACCTGGGCGGATGTCAGCAGTTACTTCGTGCAACCCGCCGACCTGGCAAACCCGCACCCGTCCGAGGTCCCGACCCGGGCGGAGCAGGAAATGATGTCCGAGCTTTTGACCGACGAGCAAATGCGCCTCATGATCGCCGGGGCGGACGCCGAGCAAGCCGAAGCGACCAGCCTCCTGATCACGCCCAAGCCGACGCCCGAGCAGGTCCTGCAAATGGCGGGCGAAGGTCACGACGCCGACACCATCGCCCGCACCCTAGAAATGCCGCTGCCGGTCGTGCGGCGCTACTTGACCCAAGCCCTCGAGACGTCCGAGTAATCTGACCCGACCGAAGCCCGCCGTCGTCACCCGCCGACGGTGGGCTTTTTGTCGCCTTTCGTTGTAAATACACGAATGTACATTTGCACGTTCGCCCATATTAGTATATGCTCGTATTTACAAATACGTTTCGTTCGACGGTTCAACCAGGAGACACCCAGATGACCATTGACCGCTTCACCCGCCAGCAGTTCGAAGCCGCCCTGCCGACCCACAAATTGACCCGCCAGCCGTTGTGGCAGGGGTTGGGGTTGATCGAGGGCGAGTACACCTACGCCATCCCGGTCAACGCCTACGCCCGCATCAAGATTCGGTCGAGTGTCAACGCAAGCGGCATCGCCGCCGACAGTGGCGACGACAGCATTCGCTTGTTCGTCGAGGTCATCGACGAGTTGGGTCGCTGGCATTGGATTGGCGGTTCCAAACCTGACGCCTATACGACCCGGGTCCCGGGTTGGGGCGGGCGCTTGACCGACAAGATGCGCGACGTATGGGCGAAAGCCGCCAAGATCGCCCGCCCGGTCCCGACCTGCACCTGTGGCGCTCCCAAGATCGCCCGGGTCGTCAAGAAGCCCGGTTCCAACCAGGGGCGCATCTTCGCCAGCCATTGCATTCACGGAACCTGCCAGGATGACGCCTTTGTCTGGTTAGACGAAGCCGTCCCGACCCGCAAGCCCGTCGCCGTCCCGCAGCCCGTCGCCGTCGTCGAGGAAGAAGAGAACATCCCGGTCAACCCGGTCTACACCGACGCCCCGACGGTCGCCCCGACGGTCGCCCAACCCGCTCCCGCCGTCCCTGTGCGGACCTTTACGGCGACCAGTGGGTTCGACCCGGGGCTGGTCAACGACGCGCAACGCAACGCCATCTTCGCACCCATCGACCTGCCCGTTCGCGTCCTGGCGGGTCCCGGGTCGGGCAAAACGCACACCATCGAGCGACGCTACGCCTACCTGCTGCATAACGGCGTTTTGCCTCGGGACATCCTGGTCGTCACGTTCAACAAGTCGATGGCGGGCGAGGTCTACGAGCGGATTTGTCGGTTCAACCCTGCCATTCGTGGGACCGAAGCCGACAACCAGGTCTGCACGATTCACGCCGCTTGTTTCCGGGTCCTCAAGGCGGAAGGGCTGAAGGCGCAACCCGCAAAGGACTGGCAACTGAAGAAGTTCGCCAAAGAGATCTCCGCCGAAATTTGGCCGAATGTCCTCTACCGTCCCGGTCCCGACGAGTTGATCGCCGCCGTCGGCGCAGCCGAATACCGGGGTTGCCCGGTCGGGCAGGAAGGCGACCTGTTCGAATCCCTGTGTGAGGAGTCGCCCGTCACCGTCGCCCAATTGGTCGACTTCCGCCGCCAGTTTGACGCCAACCTGCGCGCCAATGGGCTGATCACGTTCGGCGGCATGTTGTACGAGGTTGACCGTCGACTCGCCATCGACCCCGACTTCAAAGCCCGCTGGCAGGGGCGGTTCAAGTACATCATCATCGACGAGGGCCAGGACACGACGGGTCAGGCGATGCGGGTCCTCACGACCCTGGGCGCACCCGAAGATCGCATGTTCATCGTCGGCGACACCGACCAATTGCTCTATCGGTTCGCCGGGGCAACGCCCGAGCAAAACCTCTACCAGGGGTTCGAGGAACGTTACCCATCGGGGTTGACCTTCAAGCTCACCGTTAACTACCGTTCCACCCGCGCCATCGTCGACGTGACCAGCAACCTGATCGCCCACAATTACACGGCGAAGGGCGGTCCTTACGCCGAGACTTACCGCAAGCTACTGACCGCCCGCCCGGACGCCCCAGAGGGCGTGAGTGTGGCGTTCACACAGTACGGCGACGTTGAGATCGAGGCGCTCGAGACGGTTCGCAAGGTCAAGGAAGCCATCGACGGCGGTCGCCGACCCCAAGACTTCTTCCTGGCGACCCGCACCCGGGCGCAGTTGGGCTACCTGGAGATTCCGTTGACCCTGGCGGGCATCCCCTTCGTGAACCTGACCGGCGGGTCCTTCTGGGAATCAAAGCACGTCAAGGACGCCATCGCCTACCTGCGCCTGTTGGTCAACCCGGGCGACACCGACGCCTTCGCCCGGGTCTACAACATCGCCAGCCGCTACATGGTCCAGCCCTGGGGCAAGGAGCAGGGGCAATATTGCCCGCATCGTTACCTGGGGCGGGCGTTCCTGGACGCCGTCGGCAGTTCCTACGCCAACCTGAGCAAGGTCGCCAGTGACCGCCGTTACAAGGCGGGCGTCAACGACCTGCGCGACTTCATGCAGGGGCTGACGGCGCTACACAATAGCCTGTCAATGGTCGACGCCGACGGGGACATCGCCAAGCCCGGGGCGCTCGTGCGCTACGTCCTGAACGAGTGTTATGCCGACTACCTCAAAACCGAAGAGGGGTTCGACCCGGCGAATGACACCGAGAACAGCAAGAGCGACGACCTGCTGATCGTCGCCGGGATTGGCGACAAATACCCGACCCTGGAGAAGTTCCTGGAGTTCGTCAACGACGCCCAGGAAACCGCCAAGAAAGCCGCCGAGCGGGATTGGTCCGAATTGCTGGTCATCAGCACCATTCACCGGCTCAAAGGGCTAGAACGTCCCGTCGTCTTTGGGTTGGGCATCAGCGAGGGCGAGGACCTGACGACGGGCGAATTCCGAGGGTTGCTCCCGCACACCTTCTCGGTTGTCGCCGCCCCGAAGATGGGCGTCCTCAACTGGTCGGGCAAGGGACGCGTCGAGGATGAACGTTGCGCCTTCTTCGTCCTCATCTCCCGCCCGAAAGAGGAATTGCACCTGTCCTCGATCAGTTCCTACCGCAACGCCGAAATGCGCCCGTCCCGCTTCCTGGCCGAGGCGGGCATTGGTGACGACAGCTACACGCGCATCGCCGACCTGATCGCCGAGGTCGCCCTGTGACCGCCGTCGTCGACGCCGCCCTGTACTGGCTCGAGCAGGGGATCGTCCCGATCCCCTGCCGCTTCCGCACCAAGACGCCGGTCGTCAAGTGGGGCGAATGGACCCACAAGCTGCCGCCCGCCGCCCTGGTTCGCCGCTGGTTCGGCGGGCTATACAACATCGCCCTGATCACGAATGAGCATTACGTCGTGGTCGACTTCGACGACCTGGACGCCTACGATGCCTGGGTTGCCGACCATGCCAGGGTCGCCGTCACCCGAACCATACGGTCAAGGCGGGGCGTTCATCTCCATTACCGTGTCAACGCACCCGCGCACACCATCGCCTTCGCTGGCGGGGATCTGTTGGCTTCGGGGCATCTGGTGACGGTCCCGCCGTCAGTCCACGAAAGCGGGCATGTCTACACCGTCCTGCGCGACGTCGACCCCATCGCCATCCCGACGACCCGCATGCTGCATCTGCCGGTCCCGCCCGTCGACCCGGACGCCGCCCAAGCCCTTGTGCGGGGCTTTACGGCGACCGGACCGTCGCTCCCGGTCTACCTGATGCCGTCACCCGTTGACGTGAGCGGGTCCCTGATCGAACGCATCAAGCGGGCGGTCCCGCTGACCGACTACCTCGGGCGCTTGACCCGACTCGTCCGCATGGGCAAGCGCCTCATGGCGCTTTGCCCGTTCCACCCCGACACCCACCCATCGATGGCAGTCTACGCCGACCAGGGCGCTTGCTACTGCTACGCCAACCAATGCCCCGCGCATCGTCGTCTCGACGTCATCGACGTCGCCAGCCTAGTTTGGCACACATCGACTCGCGACGCCGCACGCTTACTCGCCCAGGAATACGGACTATGAGCAACCCGAGCAAAAGCAACGCCCGCATCACCATCTTCTTGTCGCCCGAGGATTTCGAGGAATGGGTCAAGCTGGCCGAAACCGGGCAGCACGGCGGCAAACATGCGGGCGACGTCATCCTGCACTATGCCTATTTAGGGCTAGAGGCGACCGCCGCCCAAAACGAAGGCATGCTTCGCAACACCTACCATCACGTCAACCGCTTGGCCCGGGAGGTCCGCCTACGCGCCGCCATGTTTAAGCAGTTGACGACCGTCGCCAAAGACGCCATCGACCGGGGCGACACAACCCTGCTCGAGGAGGTCAAGGCGCTTGCCGAGGGGCAAAACATCGCACCCGAGGACGTCATCCGGGCGACCCAATACCGGGTCAGCGTCACCGACCCCGACGAAGACACCGGGTTAGACGAGATCGAGTCGTGGGTCACGCGTGAGCTTGACCCGACCGAACCCCACGCAGCCAGCGACCTGGTCGACGTCGCCGAAAAGCGGGGCTGGATGTATTGGAAGGTCAAAGCCGCCCTGCGAAATGTAGGGTTCCACCCGACCAAGATCGCCGGGAAGGGGCGGGGTTACTGGTATGTCTACCAGGACCCGTCACCGTCCAGCGTCATCGAGCAAGCCATCGAGGAGAATGAATTCGACCTATGAACCCGACGCCGCGAGAATTCGGACTACGTCATTCGGAGTTCCGACCCTACCAGTTAGAAACCATCCAATGGGCGCTTGGCATCCGGGGACCCGGCATCCTGCAAGCCGCGACCGGGTTCGGCAAGACGACCCTGCCCGCCGCTTTGGCGTCCAAAGGGCGCACAGTGGCACTGGTCCGCACCCGGGCGCTACAAAGCGCCAATTACCGGGATTCCTACGGGTTCAAGGCGCTCTTCGGGCGAGCGAATTACACCTGCGCCCACGACGACTTCGAACCCGGGACGGCGACCGCCGCCGACTGCCTTCACCCCGGGCAGATGGACGCTTGCGCGTTCGCGGGCGATTGCGCCTACCGCAAAGCCCGCATCGCTGCCCGGGCGTCGAGCAAGACGGCGCTCAACTACGCCTATTGGTTTCATGCCCGGGACCAATGGCCCGCCTTCCGTTACCTGGTCCTCGACGAGGCGCATCAACTGTCGGACCTGACCCTGGAATGGGCGGGGTTGACCGTCACGCGCGACAACCTGATCGAGTTCGGTCTGCCCGCCCTGCCCGCTGTGGCGTCGTCGCGTGGGGCGTCCCTGCTGTTGACCCAACCGAACCCGGTCGCCAAAGTCCTCGACTGGATTCACAAGGCGACCGCCGTCCTGACCCGCCGCGCCAGCCAGTTGGAACGCCCGACGACCAACAAGGAACGCCGCGACCTGCGCGCAACCGAACGCATGCTCGGCAAGGTTAGCGCAACCGGCGAAGCCATGACGGCGGTCGACGATCCCGATGTCTGGTTCATCCGCAGCCAAGCTCCGGCGGGCGGGCTGGTCTGTCGCCCGCTCACGGCGCGCTACCACTTCAAGAATTACTTTTTGCGACCCGACGAGATTCAAATTCTGATGTCGGCGACCATCGGCGACCCGGCGACCTTCGCCGCCGAGTTGGGGTTGAACCCGTATGACTACAAGCACATTCCCTCCCAATACCCGGTCGAACGTCGCCCGGTCTACGCCCTGGACGTCCCGCGCATGGGGCAGTCGGCGAAGCCCGCCGATTGGGACAAGCAAGCCGACGAGATCGCCCAGGTCCTCAAGGATTGCCCTGCCGACTGGCACGGCATCATTCACGTCAACGCCAAAGCGGAAGCCCGTCGCCTACACGACCGGCTGGCTCGTCACCGTTACCTGGCGGGGCGCTTGTGGGTCCCGAGCAACGAGGGCGGGACCGACGGGCAGGTCCGGGATTGGCGGGCGCACCGGGAACGGTCCCGCAACGGTCAAATCGCCATCACCTGGGCGCTACACGAGGGTTACGATGGCGTCGACGAGAAGATCTGCATCAGCGCAAAGGTCCCGTACCCTTACCTGGGCGACGACTACGAGATCGCCCGTCGCAACTTCGACGGGAAATTGTTTCTGCAGCGCGCCGCGTGGTCGATGGAGCAGATGCTTGGGCGCACCCGGCGCAGCGAGGCGGACTACGATGCCGACGGCGATCAGCGGGGCTTGGTCGCCATCGCCGACGGGTCCTGGAAGTGGGTCCGCAAATACCTGACGCCCGACTTCGCCGAAGCAATTCGCACCGTCTAGGGTTCCACCCGGGCGGGACCGCCGAGGTCCCGCCCGTCACCATCACCGTTTTTCAAACAAGAGGAGCATGTATGCCTGACCAGCCGAAACAGCCGCCGACCCCGCCCGAGACGGCGTTCACGCTCGACGACTACCAGCAAGCAACCCGCTTCTGGTATAACCAGTCCCTCGCCACGCAGATGGCGCGCATCAACGCCATGATGGGCATCACCGGCGAGGCGGGCGAATTGGCCGACGCCCACAAGAAGATGCTCTTTCACGGTCATCCGCTCAACCTAGAGATTGTCAAACTGGAGCTTGGCGACATCCTGTTCTACGTCTCCTGGTATGCCTGGACCTTCGGACTATCGCTCGACGACGTCGCCCGGGCAAACCTCACCAAGCTGACCATACGTTATCCGCATGGCTTCGACCCAGAACGCAGCCAGAACCGAAAGGACCGACACCCATGACGCCCGACTACCTCGAGATGGCCCGCGAAGCCGTCAAGCGCCACGACAACGACCGAGCAACCGCCCTGGCGGTCCTTGCCCTCGCTGAGGTCGCCCACGCGGCGCTCAAGCCCGCCCAAGCCGACCCGGCGACCCACCACGCGCCCACCGTCGACCTGCGCCTGGGTCTGTCGGTCGCCGACCGGGAGACGGTCAAGCGCCACCTGGACGAAATCGCCGTCCTGGTGGAACCGCACATGCCCTGGTTCACGCTGGCGCGGCTCGGGACGCTGCTCAACGCCATCGGCGGGATTGTCAAACAAGGGACCATTGGCGTCACCGCCCCGCATGCATCTGTCAGTCTTGCTGCAGCAGCGCCAGCCGCCCATTTGCACGTCGACCATGACGCCCTCGATCAGCGACCGGCGCAGCCCATTGTCCGACTCAGCCCGGTTGACCTGCAAGGATTGTCAAACCATGAAAGTTAAACGCCCGCAACTGCTCGCCGCCAAAGCCGCCAAGTCCCTGATCGACGTCCTCGCCCGGTCGTGCCAACGCATCGAGGTCGCCGGGTCCCTGCGCCGCAAAGCGGTCATGGTCGGGGATATCGAATTGGTCGCCATCCCGACGCCGACCCTCAACCTACTCGACGAACCGACGAGAATCACCATGCTCGACCATGCCCTGACCGACCTGGCGGTCCCGTTCGACATCAACGGTCCCGCCCAGAAGCGCTTTTACTTCAACCCGGCGCACCTGGTCAACGGCGAAGGGCATCCCCTCCTCAGCGGCATGACCTTCGTCGTCGACCTATTCATCGTCACGCCCGAAACCTGGGGACCGCAATTCCTGATCCGCACCGGCAGCGCCGACTTCAGCCGCGCAATGGTGACGCCCCGGATGCACCGGGGTCTGTGTCCCGACTACCTACGCTTCAACAAGGGACGCATTATGCACGGCGACACGGCGCTCGACACCCCAGAGGAACGTGACGTCTTTGACATTTTCAACCTGCCCTACATCCCGCCGACCGACCGGGACGCCGACCAAGCCGCGCATCTCTTTCGCACGACCTCGCCCAAGCCCTTAGTGCGGACCTTTGCGGCGACCTGACCGTCGCCGGTTGCCGCATGAGCAACGCCCCGCCCAAGCCCACAGAACGGCTCGAGCGGGGCGTTTTGCCCTCTACGCCTACAAACTATCACGCGGGCGCTACAAGCCCGCCATTTCGCCTTGCTTGCGGGCTTCGTCGACCAAGCGGCGGATCTGTTCGCTGGTCGTGCGCGCCCCGTCCCGGCGCAAGAATTCCAGGTCCGACTGGCGCAACGTCACCCGGACCTGAAAGGTCGGGTCGACGGCGTCCTCGGTCGGCAACGTTCCATCGAGGCGCGGGCGTCCGCGCGGCTTGCGGGTCACGACGCTGCTCCTTCGGCGAGGCGCAAGCCCCAATGGTCGGCGACCCGAACGATGCCGTACAGGAACGCCCCTTCGGCGTCGGGACCCTGGACCGTGAACGTCTTATTGTTGGACGTGATGACCAGTTCCGTCTCCTCGGCGAGGACGATAGCTGTGATCGTGCAACTAATGCCCGCCGTCAACGGCAGCGGCTTCGTTTCGTGGCTGATGACCAAAATCACCGCCGCCCGCCCATTCGTTTCGAAGCCCCGGATGGCGAGACATTCATGCCCGGGTAGAATCTCGAACCTCACCGCCGCCGCCAGCAGCGGTTTCACCTGGGCGCACGCGCGCTCACTCCGGGCGCGCTTGTCGGCTTCGGCTTGGCGTTCCCGTTCCCGCTCTGCCTCGACCGCCGCCCGATGGTCGGCGATTCGCTGTTCCACCGTCTCGCCGTCGGGGAACGCCGCAATGAGGCTCCGGCTAAATTGGCCGCGCGCCCGAAAGGTCTTGTGGGGTTCGCTGTAGTTAGGCCCGAACGTTTCGAGGTCGATTTGCACAATGCCATTCCTCCAGACCTTGCTGATCTGGGCGGGTTGCCACGCGACTCCATCCGGCGTCCCGAAGGGACGTGCGCCCCATCGGTAAAGGACCCATTCGCCCGTCTTGGCTTGGGTCAGGTCCCGGCAGGGGATTCGTTCGGGTTGCGGTTGATCGTTCACGACGCTGCTCCTTTTGGGTTGCAATGCGAAGGGGCGACCAGGTCGGTCGCCCCGGGACGTTACGGGAAGCCTAGAACGGAATTTCTTCGGGCGGGTAAACCCGCTCGACTTCGGCGTCGACCTCGCGGGCGATGGCGTCCAGCGAGGCGAGCAAGCGCCGCACCTTGTCGCGGGCGACGGACAGGTAAATGCTCCGGTCCATCCAGCCTTCGCTCTGCGCCAGGCCGGCCAGGTCGGCGGTCACGTTCGCCGACTGGCGAAGCCATTCCAGGGTCATGACCGGGAACGTCTCTTCGATGGGCGGTCCGACTTCCTGCGCCGGGTCGTAAACCTGGAATTCCTCGTAGCTCATGGCGTAGTTAGGCATCGATCTTCTCCGTCGTGGGTTGGGGTTCGAGTGCGTGCAAAATGGCGGCTGCGTCACCGAGGGCGACACCGAAGAGCGCCGCCGCGTCCTTGTTGAATTGCAGCCCTCGCCAGCTAATGGTATCGGGCGTCCGCACGGCGACCCACAGATGCAGGTCGACGTCGCCCTCGACGCTGACCCGGGTCCTGTTCTCGTGGGCGTACAATTCGATAGTAATGAACGGGTTCTGGTTCCCGTATCGCCACGACCGAAAGACCGAACGGTCAAACTTGACGACCGGCTTCACCTCCCGGAAGGCGAAGATCTCCTCGACGACCGCCAGAACCTCAGCCTGGGCAGCGTCCATTTTTGCCGCTTGCTCGGCGTTTCGTGCAATCGTGCGGTCGATGTCCCGGGCGACTCCGTCGAGGGTGAAGCCCGTCGCGCCGTTGTCTGCCTCCCAACTATTCCCGCCGTTGCGGTAACTTCGGCGAATCGTGCAGCCGTTGTACGTATACTCGCCCGCCGCCGCTCGTTTCATGCCTGTCGGTAAACTTGCCACTTTGAAGCCCCTTTCGCTCTTGGCTGGTCACATCCCGGACTTTTACCGGGCGAGGGGCAAGCCCCTCACGGATACCGTTTAATTTCGCTGTTGAAGTAAGCCGCAAACCGGATGGCGTCGTGCAACGCCTTTGTATGCGCCTCGAGCTTGCTCAGGTCGGGCAACAGGTCCCGGGGTTCGCCCTCGCTGATGCCGCCCATGTTGATGAAATGCTCGGCGAAAGCTCGGCGGGCGAAGCAGCGAACGGCGACGTAATTCTTTGGGTCGGGCTGGCCGAACCCGAAGTCGACCCGCACGCAATGCGGACCGCCCGCGCTGTCGGTTTCGGTCGAAACCGTGAACCCGCCCTCGGGAACAATTCTCGCCAAGACCTCGCGCACGAGCGTCTCCTGTTTGCAGCTAACGGTGACTTCACGGACCTGGGTATGTTGCTTGCGGGTCATGGTGCGGGTTCCTTTGTGGGTTAGAGGTTGGTCGGGATTTGGGTGACGGTGACGGTTGCACGGGTCGCCGTGCCATTTGCCTTGTACAAAGTGACCTGGGCGTCGCAGGACCCGTCCGGGTTGGCTTCTTGCGCCCAAGCGTCGATCTGGGCGTCGCCGTCGTCAACCTTCGTCATCAGGGCTTTGTACGTCATCTTGCGGGTCATGGTGCGGGTCCTTTCGGGTTCGGGTTCGGTTTCGTCCTACGTGTATATAATAGCACATACAAATATGTACAGTCAAATGCGAGTATGTGCAAGCGTATACACAACGGCGGCGGCGCGCTATAATGGAGGGCAAGCCAGATTGGCGGGGTTAGTGGAGGATTTTGGACAAGGAAGGTACACATGGCGGAAGCGCCGCAGAACCCGTTCGTCAACCGCATCGTCGGCTACGGGGTCAAACGGGCATCGGAGTTCATTAAGAACCCGCTGAATCACCGACGACATCCCCAGGTGCAACGGGACGCCATGCGGGCGTCGCTCGGGACCCTGGGCTGGATTGCCGCCGTCATCGAGAACCAGCGCACCGGGCGCTTGATCGACGGTCACGAACGCATCGACCAAGCCCTCGACGGCGACCAGGAGGTTCCCTACCTGATCGTCGACCTGGACGAGGACGAGGAGATGCTCGCCCTGGCGACGTTCGACTACATCACCTACCTGGCGCAAACCGACAAGGACGCCTACGCCGCCCTGATGGCCCGGGTCACGACGACCGACGCCACTCTGCGCGACGTCCTCGACCGACAGGCGAAGTCGGTCGGGCTATTGCTCGACAAGCCCGACACCGACAAGGACGCCGACGCCAAGATGGACGCCGCCGCCGAGTTGCGGGAGATCTGGCAGGTTGCGCCCGGGCAATTGTGGCATCTGGGACCGCACCGTCTCCTCTGTGGCGATGCGGGCATCCGCACCGACATGGAACGCCTGATGGGTGACGACCGCTTCGCCTGTGTCTGGACTGACCCGCCTTACGGCGTGAATTACGTCGGCAAGACGAAGGACGCCCTCACCATCCAAAACGACGCCTTCGAGAACCTCGACGCGCTCGGGGCGTTCCTTTTTCAAACATTCAAGCTGGCAGCATCCTTCGCCGTCCCGTCAGCGCCGTTCTACATGACCGCCCCGCCGGGACCGAACCTGTTCGCCTTCGGGGACGCCCTACGCCAAGCCCAATGGCGGGTCCAACAAATCCTGACCTGGGTCAAAGACTCGATGGTCCTGGGGCATTCGGACTACCACTACCGACACGAAGCGATCCTTTACGGTTATCTGCCCGGTCCCAACTTCCCGGGACGCGGGCGCAGCCCCTCGTTCTGGTACGGCGACAACGCCCAAACCTCGATCTTCGAGGTCGACCGCCCCAAAGCCTCCGAACATCACCCCACGATGAAGCCCGTCGACCTGGTGACGGCGATGCTTCGCAACAGCACCCGCCCCGGCGACATCGTCTTTGAACCGTTCTCGGGGTCCGGCACGACCCTGCTGGCTTGCGAACAGTTGAACCGCCAATGTCGGGCGATGGAGGTCGATGCCCGCTTCGTCGCCGTCGCCCTGCAACGCTACGCCGATGCGACCGGCGACCGCCCGGTCCTGGCGCAGCATTTTCAACCATCGCCCGCCGCCGCCCCTCGCCCTGACACGGACCTTTCCGGCGACCTGCGGGTCCCGATGGGCGTCCTCGTTCCCGGACCCGAAAGGCTACACTAATGGGACGGAAAGCGATCCTCGACGTCAACCCGGAAATCACCAAGCGACTCTGCGAGATTCTGTCCCTGGGTAACTACATCGAAGCCGCGTGCGCCTACGTCGGCATCTCGGAAACGTCCTACTATGCCTGGGTGCAACGGGGCGAGAAGGACCTCAAGGCGGGCAAGGAGTCGAGTTTTACGGAGTTCGTGAAGGCAACTAAAAAAGCACGCGCCGAAGCCGAGGTCGTCTCGGTCGCCCGCATTCGTGACGCCGCCTCCAGTGGCGAATGGCAAGCCGACGCCTGGTTTCTGGAACGTTCCTTCCCCGACCGATGGGGTCGCCGCCGCCAGGACCTGCACGTCGACAGCAACCAGCCCGCCGTGATTATCAACATCGATATATGAGTCGACGCCGCAAGGCGGACGCCCCGGGAACCGTCACATACGACTTCTCGAAGCTCTGCGGTTTCACCGCCAAGCAGTTGACGGCGACCCAGGTCGCCGACCGCCATCGCTATACCCTGTTCGGCGGGTCCCGAGGACCGGGCAAATCCTACTGGCTTCGCTGGTATATGTTGCGGTTGCTCTTCATCTATTTTCAACACAGGAAGCGCGAGAACGTGCGCGTTATGTTGGGGTGCGAGGACTACCCGACTCTCTACGAGCGGCAGATCGTGAAGATCATCGCCGAGTTTCCGAGCGACGTCGGGACCTATTGGCCTTCCAAGACCGAGTTTCGCCTTGCGCCCCGCTTCGGCAGCGGGGTCCTGGCGCTACGTAACCTGTTGGAACCCGACCGTTACCAATCCGCCGAGTTCGCCGCCATCGGCATCGACGAGTTGACCAAGAACCCGGAAACGACCTTCAACACCCTGCGCGGGTCGTTGCGTTGGGCGGGCATCCCGGACACCCGCTTCGTCGCCGCAACCAATCCCGAGGCGAATTGGGTCCGACGTTACTGGATCGAGCGGGACTTTCCCGAGGCACTACGCCCGGACGCCGACCAGTTCGCCTTTGTCCCGGCGCTCCCGGACGATAACCCGCATCTGGACCCGTCCTATTGGCGCATGCTCGAAACGTTGCCCTCCGAGGCGATGCGCCAAGCATGGCGCTACGGGGACTGGTACGCCGCCGCCGAAGGGCGGGTCTATGGCGAGTTCAACGCCGCCAACCTGACCGAGGATGAACCCGACCCGGACCTGCCCATCGAGGTCGCCATCGATGACGGCTATTTCCCGGACCCACGCGCAACGCTCTTCATCCAAAAGCGGGCGGACGGGTCGGTCCTGGTCTTTGCCGAGCTATACGAGCGCCAGGTCCTGGAGGAGTCGACCATTGAACACATCAAGGACTACGTCGAAGCGTTGAACGCAACGCTTTATCAAACCTCCCTGATCGACCTGGTCGACGCCGTCGTCAAGCCCGAAGGCGAAAGCGTCCTGGACGTTCTGGACGTTGCGCCCGGGTTCTACCGGATGCCGCAGATGGCGATTGTGTCCCACGAGGCGATTCAATTGCGGCATCGGTTGACCGCCGCCGGGATTCCCGCCCGCAACTGGATGGGCGTCAAGCGTCCCGCCGGGACGAGCAGCATGCGCCTCGCCGCCATCAACTTGACCCGGCGCATGATCTGCGACGGAAAGGGCGTCCGCCGCATCTTCGTTCACACCCGCTGTCGCAACCTGCGCGACGAAATCACGGCGGGCTACAAATATCCGGACGGCGAGAATTCGCCCTCGGCGATGCCTGCCGACGGCAATGATCACGCCTGCAACGCCCTGGAGTCGTGGGTCTGGTATCGGTTGGGAGGGGCAGCCATGTCGGCGGAAAGCATGGTCGACTTCCCGGAAACATAGGAGGGACTTTTTCAATGTCTGCCCAGGAGTTGGTCACGTTCATCGCCCTGATCGACCCGGAAACCCATCACAAGATCGGGCGCTATTGCCCGTCGACGGGCGACCTGGTCATTTTTAAGCGCCAGCGGGACGCCCGGTTCAACCTACACCGGCTCACCGCCGCCGTTAAAATTGACACGACCCCTTGCGACTCGCAAGGGGCTATGCTAGAATCCGAGTAAACATCATCTTGTGGCGCAAACCGGCGCACCCTTTTTCCTGGGTGCGCCTTTTTTTTGTTCGTGGGGATGACCGATGACCCTAATTGACCGCATCGCCGCGATGCTTGGCTACACCAAAGCGCAGCGTAAGCCCCTGCCGCCGACCTGGATGTCGCAGACCGCCGACTACCTGGACACCGAACCGCCCGCCGACCTGGAAGTTCACTATGACCTGTACGAAAAGCTCTCCTGGCTGCAGGTCGCCATTGGACGGGTCGCCGACACGGCGGCTTCGGCCAAGTTCGAGGTTTTCAAACATAGCAAGGAGAAGGAGTCGGCCATTCAAGCCCACGACTTCGAGAAATTGCTTCAGAACCCGAACCCCGACACCGACCGTCACCAACTAATGCATGGGACGTTTCTCTACCTCAGCCTCGGGGCAGCGGCTTGGTGGCTCAACCGCAGCGGTCCCGACGTCCCGCCCGATGAGATTTGGCTCATCCCGCCGCACCAACTGCGCGCCGTTCCCGACGAACGCATGTCGGTCCGGGGCTACCTCTACAACCCCGGCGACGGGCGGGAGATTCCCCTGGAACCCTGGGAGGTTGTCCACTTCCGCAAGTTCAACCCCAAATCCCGCTACATCGGCCTCCCAACCGCCCGCGCCGTCGACCAGATTTCCCAGGGCGACATTGCGATGCAACGGTGGAACCGGAACCTGTTCGCCAAAGACAACGCCAAGTTACCCGGCGCATTGGCGTTCTCGGACCCCATCGATGACGTCACCTGGCGAACCATCAAGCAGGACATCAACGATCAGCACGGCGGGACCAAGCGCAGCCTCATGATGCTTCGCAACGTCGGGCAGGGCGGCGTCCAGTGGCTCAACATGGCGCTTTCCCAGACCGAAATGCAATTCCTCGAAAGTCGGGTCGCCAACAAGGAGGAGATCTTCGCCTTGTTCGCCCCGGGCTTGGCGTCGGTCCTGGCGGTCAACGCAACCGAAGCGAACGCCGTCGCCGGGAAGCGCACCTTCATCGAGTTCGGAGTTTGGCCCACCATGACGGCGGTCGCCGAACGCATCACCTCGCAAATCCTGCCCTCCTACGGTGACGACCTGGTCGGGCGCTTCGAAGATATCCGGGTCACGGACCGGGCGCTCAAGCTCCAGGAGATGAACGCCTACGCGATGGTTCACACCGTCGACGAGGTCCGCAAGGAGTTTTATCAAGCCAAGCCCATCGGCGACTACCGGGGCGACTTGCTGCTGGCCGAAATCCCGCAGGGCATCACGCCCGACCCCGATGCCGAGGAACCCGCGCCGCCGCCGCAAAGTCCCGCACAAAGCCCCTTCGACGAACAAGCGCCCGAGGACCCGTCAAGCCCACAGGAACCGCAGGACACGGCGATTGGACCCGATGCCGTCGGTCAGGACCTCGACAACCCCGACGCCCCGCCAGAGGACCCGCAAATCGAAGCCAAGAGCGCCGAATTGCGCCGTTACCGGCGATGGGTCGCCAAGCGCATTTGGAAGGCATCGTTCGACCCTGACGCCTTCGAATCGCCGTTCCTCACGACCGCCGACCGCCAAGCCGTCTTGGCCGAGGCGGGTTGGCACACCTGGCCCGATCACGAATTCTTCGACGCCACGAAGGGCGGACCCGGCAGCGGCAATTGGGGACACGACGGGCGCAGAGGGCAACGGGGCGGCTCACGCCCGGGCGGCGGGCTGCACCTGCAGCGGCTGGACCCGGCGTCAACCGTTGACGAGCGTAAGCAAGCCTTCGGCGTCTATCGCCAGTTCGTCCCGACATTGTCATCCCCTGAGCGCGCCGCACGCGAAGCGCACGTCAACCGCATCGTCGCCAATTCCGGCACGGTCGGCACACAGGGGCAAATGCGCCCCTTCGTGGGCGAAGCGCAGACCGAGATGGCGAAGGCGCTCATGATGCACGACAGCCGCGTCCTGGAGCAGGTCAAACAGATCCGCGTCGCCCACAACGCCGCCGCATGGCAAGCCGAAGCGGTCGCCGCCGGAATGAAGCCCGCCAGTGCGCCGAACGTCCTGGGTTTCACCTACGCCATGAAGGGTCAAGCGGGCTACGGAACCATCTGGCTCCAGTCCTACGGCAACAGCCAGCGGGAACGCATGACCCTCCACCACGAAATCGGACATACGGTCTACGGGGCGACGACGCAGCAGGGTCGCCAAGACTGGATCGACTTCTACAATGCGGGCGGCAACCATCACACTGCCTATTCGGGGACCAACCGGGCGGAGGGTTTCTCCGAATCCTACGCGGGCTGGTTGTGGGCGAAGGGAACGCAAGCGCCCGACGCCGTCACCCGGTCGAACCTGAGCGCCGTCCCGTCCCTCGCCGCTTACCGAGACACGTTTAATTCGGTCGCCAATGTCATCGCCGCCATCCCGGCGTCAACGCCCACCAAAGCCGCCCGCATCACTCGTGCGGACCTTTTCGGCGACGTGAAGGCGCTCACCCGCACCAACCTCCTCGCCGCCCACGAGTCGACGATCAACGTCGATTGGCCCAAGTTGAGCGCCGCCGCCCAATCCCAATGGCAGGTACGCCACGAAAAGAGCGACCTTCCGGGCGTCCCGGGCGACGCCCGAGTCTGGTTCGCCGACGTGGTCGTCGCCCACGATGCCGCTTGGCAGGGTGACGGCAACGGCAAGAGTCTATTCATCGAGGCGCTTGCGCCCTGGGTCGCCGCCCTCGAAACCGCACAGACGGCGCTTCGGGGCAAGGGTCCGCTCAAGGCAGGATTTTCAAACCCTCTCCGGGTCGCCTCGGCTCGTTGGGAGTCGCTTCCGCCCGACCGCCGTCGCCAGTGGGTTGACGGCTACGATGATCTGGATTGGGTCGGCAAACCGCCCCATCCCGTCGAGGGGTTCGCCGATGCCGTCGTTGCCCACCGGGCGCTCGACGGGGCGTCACCCGACGAGATGATGGACCTCGAGGGGTTCCAGCCCTACCGGGACCTATTCGGTCGCTTAGGGACGGTCCTGGACCCTAAGCCGGGGCAGTCCGCCGCCCCGACCAAAGGCGGACCCGGCAGCGGCAACTTCGGTCATAAGGGTCGCCCCGGGTTTCGGGGCGGCAGTGTTGCGGGCGGCGGGTTGGGCGCAATCGGCGTTGATCGCACGGCAACGCCCGACGAGCGCCGCAACGCCGCAGCCGCATTCCGGCAGAAAGCGCCGGTGACGGTCCCGACCCAGGACCCGAAGCGGGCGAAACTACTCGCCTCGACGACCTTCGAAGCGTTCGGTTCCACCGACGCCGAGGTCGACACTGCATTGTCAAGCATTGGCTTGACCCGGGAGGATGTCACCTACATGATGGCGCTCGACGGGTTCAACGGCGAGGTCGCTTCTTTCTTGCAGGGCGGGAAGCTGTTCGTTGCGGGCGAATACACCCTGGAGAGCAATCCGAACGTGACGGCGACTGTGATGCGTGGCTTTTACCAAGAAGGCGACGAATGGCACGTCGACCACATGAAATTCGGCATCGACGGCATCCATCACGGTCGGGGAACCGCCCAGGACCTCTACGCCCGCCAGATCGAAACTTACAAAGCGGCGGGCATCGTCGCCGTTCACACCCATGCCGACATCGACGTCGGCAGGTACGCGTGGGCGAAGATGGGCTTCGAATACGACGAAAGCGGCGGGAGCAACATCGCCCGCAAAACGAAGCAATTCGAGCATTGGGCGAAGAAGCTCGGCATCGACCCACCTGACGGCGGCTGGCCTACGTTCCAACGGCCCCATGATTTCGCAACCTACAAGCATCCCGACGGGCGCAAGGTCAACGCCAACGATATGGGCAACTGGCAGGGCAAATTCCTCCCGGGCGATTACGACATCGGGAAGGCATTCATGCTCGACGACAACGGACACGGCGACTGGTACGGCGTTCTGCCGCTCAAGGGGCAACCATGATCATCGAAGCGGGACCGAAAGACCGCCCACCCGGGGACACCGACATCGAATTCTGGGGCGTCGGTCCCGGCGAGGACGGCATCCTCCCCTATTGGGAGATTTTCAACCTGCCCGCCCCGACCTGGGCGAAACCGCCGGTTAAGGGCGGACCCGGGTCAGGCAACTTCGGACATAGAGGTCGCCCTGGCTTTCGGGGCGGCAGCGTCGCGGGCGGGCGGGGCGGCGGGGCGGCGCTCAACGCCGAGCGAACGATTGGAACGCTGGTCAACGCCGCTCAGGGGCGCACCTTCGGCGACTTCGACTTCGAGACGATTCCCGACGACTACACCGACTGGAACGCCAGCCTTAGCCCTGACGAGCGCAGCGCCATCACCTATTACGTCGGGGCGGGTTACGCCCTGATCAACCGGCGCTTACGGGCGGAGGATACGTCTAACGCCAAAACCAATGACCGGGTCCGCTTGCTCGATGCGGCGCTTGCCCGCAGCGAAATACCCGCCGACGGCATGCTCTATCGCGGCATCACAGGGCGACCCTTCCCCGAGGAACCCGGGGCGGTCTTTGCTGATCTCGGCTTTTCGTCGACGTCGGTCAACCCCGGCATCGCCGACAACTTCAGCCAATCGGCCCGGGTCAACGACCCCAATAACGCCGGACCCGTCAAGGACTCCCAGGTCATGCGAATCAAGGTCATGAAGGGGCAACGGGGCGCATACGTGTCGAATTTAGGGATGGCGCTCGAGGACGAAATTCTCCTGCCGCGTGGGTCACTCTTCAAGGTCGAAGCGGTCACAAAAGATGCCAATCGAACCATCATAGACGTGATATACTTGGGGTAATATGAGCGACAAATTTTCAACCAACACCAGCGATCTAGTCTTTTTGCAGGACGATGCGGCCATTGAGCGATTCCTCAAGGAACGAGGTCGCCCATTGACGTTGCCCGATTGGGCGCAACCCGTCGACCCCGCACCCACCGAACCCGACGCAGCTGAGGATGTCCCGGGAGGGCAACCGGCATGATCTTCGTGAATCCCTACACCGGCGAAGTGTACGAAGGGGAATTCCCCGCAACGGTTGAACTGCCCGAAGCCGAAGAAGGCGACAACGGGCTGATCGCAATGGTCCTGGCGACCTACGATGACGGCGATGTCGGCTACGCCGATGCCGTCGTGCGCTATATGTTCCTGCAAGGCTACGCCGCCCTCGAAGAGGACGATTTGTCCGACGAGGAACTGGCGGCGCTTGGGTTGGAACGGGACGAGGTCGACGACGTCGCCTTCGACGAGGACGAAGAGGGCGAGGACGAGGACGAAGAAGAGGACGAAGAGGACGAGGATTCTCAAACAAGACCGCCCGCCAAAGGCGGACCCGGGTCGGGCAACTGGGGACATCTGGGGCGACGAGGCAACCGAGGCGGGTCCCGACCCGGCGGCGGACTGGCGCGCATCGGGACCGACCGGGCAGCGTCGCACAACCGGCGCGTCGAAGTCTCGTTCAGTTACCGCAACCGCCGCGCCGACGAGATGATCGCCGAGGGCGCAAACCCACCCGGCAACCGCATGCCGCGGGCGGGCAACTGGCATCCGACCACACCGAAGCCGCCCAAGCTCCCGGGGCAGGGCGGGCTACCAACGACGCCAAGACCGGGGACTGGTACGAATCGACCTCCCACCCCGCCAACGACGCCCACAGCCCCGCCCAAGCCGACGACGCCCAAGCCACCGGCCACACCCAAGCCACCGAAGCCGCCGGTCGCACCCAAGCCGCCCACACCGCCGCCCGCACCGCCGCCGCCGCCCAAGCGTCCCGGCCAAGATGCACCCGGCGAATTCGACGATCACTTCAAGAAATTTGGGAAGAGCGGCTACAAGCGGGACGGGCAAGAAATCGCCGACATCGTCGGGGCAAAAATCGACCCGAACGATGTTAACGGCTCGTACATGGCAGTTATACGGGGAGCGCAAGCATCCACTTCCCAGATGAAGGGCGTCGTCTCGCAAGACGACAACTTGGCGGTCATCATGGAGGCGCAGGGTTTTCATTCGAAGCCGAAGGTCGTCGACAAGGACGGCATGGACGAGATCATCCGGGACGGCGGCATCGAGGTTTATCGTGGCGTTCGGGGCGGGTCCCTGCAGGGGACCGTCGACATGGTCCAAAGCTACGCCACCGGCGACCATTTCGTCGGGCAGGGCATTTACGGCAACGGAACTTACACCGCCGAGGACTACTCGTTCGCGAAGGGTTACGCCAATCAGTACGCCAACGGCGTGATGCGTATCGCGCTCCACAAGGATGCGAAGGTCATCGACTACCCTGCCGCCAAAGCGGCAACCGATGCCCTCAGCCGCTCGAAAGCGAAGAAGACCGTTGCCGACCGTGCGGTCGTCGCCGACAACGTCGGGCGATGGGCGGCGCTCAACGGCTACGATGCCATCCGGGTCAACGTGCAAGCCGAGAATTACGGCGGCGTCGGTCACTTCTTCGTCATCCTGAACCGGGGCGCAGTCGCTGTCCAGAACCCGAAGGACGGGGACGTCGCAGATCCGGGCTACCGACCGGCGGTCACGAATAAATACGTCCCGCAAAACACAATCCCAAACCCGAAGCCGCCCCTGCCAAAGGCGACCTCGTAAACGTCCAGGCGCACGAATCGCAAGCAAAGGAACAAGCAGATGATTACACCCGACGACAGCCGGGAATTGGCTCGGATTTTCAACCTGATCGGCAACGGGCTGACCTCCGCCGACAAGGACGCGCTGCTCGACGCCGCCCTTGCCGCCGACTCCATCGCCAAGATGCCCGCCCCGCTCAAGGCGAAGCTCGTAGCCGCCGCCCTGCGGGGCAAGACCCAAGAGGAATTCCTCGCCCTCGACGAAGCCGCCCAACGGGCGCTGCTTGGCCCGAGCGACGTCGGCGGTGACGGCGACGAAGAGGAGGACGAGGACGAGGACGAACCCGAACCCGTCGCCAAAACGGCCCGCCGCTACTATCCATGATGTCCCTGCACCCCGACCCTGTCGGACGCAATGCTCCTTCCCTTGCTGGCGACCTGGCGGTTAAAACCCGCCAGGTCGTGCCACATCTGGACGGAAACGACGTCGAACGGGAAGCCCTCGAAGCCCGTCATGCGACCGCCCTCGAGGGCGCTTTCCGCAAAATCATCCGGGCATTGGTCCCACCCGGCACGACCGCCGAGTCGCTGGCGGACCAGGGAGCCGTTGCGCGGACCTTTACGGCGTCCCTGCAGCCGCTCTATGACGCGTGCTACACCATGCTCCGGGACGCCGCCATGTTTGGCGCTTCGATTGGGCTGGAGCAGGTCGAAGCCCTGCAAATCGCCCCGGCGAAGGCGGACATTGTCATTGCCGACCTGACCGACTGGTCGATGGTCAACGACGACGTCGTCGCATGGCTGACCAACCCGAACGCCAATTACACGCGCCAACTCGTCGAATCCATCGGCCAAAATTCGGCGAGCCAGGTCTACCGACTCGTCAATGCGTGGGTTCAGGACGGTCGCCCGTTGAACGCACTGGTCGCCGACCTGGAAACTATGCCCTTCTCGCCGCAGCGGGCGCGGCTGATCGCCACAACCGAAGTTACCCGGGCATTCGCCCAGGGCAAAAACATCGCTTGGCGCAGGACCGGCGTCGTCGAGCGCCGTCGCTGGCACACCGGCAACGACGAACTGGTCTGCGAGGTCTGTCAACGCCTTGACGGGCGGGAGGTTGGCTTGGACGAACCCTTCGATGACGTCGGGCGCATCATGTATCCGCCCGCACACCCGCGCTGCCGTTGCACCGTGCAACCCGTCATCCCGGTTTCGTCGCCGGTAAGCACCGACTACACGTCACCCGGCCTACGCGACCCGGTCATTACTTTTTCAAACCGTCGCAACCAGGATGACGACCGCTTGAGTCTGAGCGGCATTCCCTTCCGTCAAGCTCCTGCTGCCGCATGGGGTAAAATCCCTGATCGGGCGTTGCCGTCCGAACCGTATGACCTGCCGCCCCTCACGCCGACCGCACGACGACGGGGCGTCGGCGTCCTCGTCGTGGAAGAGGACGGGCGGGTCTGGGTTGTAAAGACGGACGATGATGACATGTACGAGATTCCGACCGTCGCCGTCCCGAAGGGGCTGACGTTGCAACAAACCGCCCTCTGGCACGCATACCAGGCAACGGGGTTGATCGTCGATTTGGTCGACTACGTCGTCGACAGCCCGGTCGACGGCATCGTCACCCGCTACTATGTCGCCAAGCGCAGGGCGGGCGCTCCCTGGGGCGCACGCAGCAAGCGATGGGTTTCCCTGGCGACAACCCGTCACGCCGCCAGCTACGCCAACCGCATGGCGGACCGCAACATTCTGCGTCAATTCTAGGAGGTCCCATGCCCACCCTTCGCATCGAAGGCGTCGACCGGGTCGACAAGAAGCTCGGGCGCATCGCCGCCGGTCAATTCCTATCAATCCCGATGGAGCAATCCCTCGCCCTGCTCCAAGCCGACCTGACCCGTTACCCGCGCCGCAGCCAGAAGCCCGCCCACCTGCGCGGGCGTTTCGTCTCCGACCGCCAGCGGCGCTACGTCATGATGCTGGTCCGGCAGCGGGGCGTTCCCTACCGGCGCACCGTCTCGGCGGGTCTACAGGGCGCGTGGACTTACCGCATCACGCTCAACCCGGGCGGCGGGGTTCTAGGCGTCCTGGGCAATAACAAGGAATATGCGCGTTATGTGCAAGGCGACCAGGACCAGGCGCAGATTCACCGGGGAAATTGGCCCACCGACCGCCAGGTTTTCAACCATCGCGAGCGCCAGATCGTCGGCTTCTTCCGGCGGGCAATTCGAATGGCGCTTTCCGCTTGACCCGGGGTTAATGCCCATGCTACAATCGACCTAACACAGCCACATATTGAGGCGCAAAAGGCGCAAGGATTCCCGTCCTTGCGCCTTTTTTTTGTTCCCGGGGAGAGAGCTATGTTCCGTTCCATCATTGCAATCAAGACCGCCAACGGCGAATGGACGCTCGACGTTCTCGGCAACCCCTATTTCGGCCCCAATAACGGGCGCGACGTCGACGGCGAGTATTTCAGCCCGTCGACCAAGTTTCACGAGGACAAATACCCGTTGCCGCCGGTCGTGTACTATCACGGATTCGGCGACGACAAGAAGCCCGTCGGCGAACCCGAATACATCGGTCGCACCGTGAAACGCTGGACAACCGAACAGGGAGTCTGGTATCGCGTCGTCCTCGATCAGGCGAGTAACCTCGCCCGCAAAGTTTGGAACGCCGCCCAACAAGGCATCGCCCGGGCGTCGTCGGGTTCCAACCATCTCTCCCGGGTCGCCAAGACCGGCGAGATCGTGCATTGGCCCGTCACCGAACTTTCCCTCTTTGAGATGGCGGGCAAGAAACGCCCCGCCAATGGCTATGCCGTCGCCGTCCCGGTGACAGCAAAGGTCTGGAAAGCGGCGGGCTTGGACCTGCCGCTCGACTTCGTTTCTCAGCCGAAGGCAAAGCGTAAAGGCGCAGCAGCGCAGGACGCAAGCGAGGCTTTGAACCATACACCGATCACTTTTTCAACCGTAGGAGACAAAGCAATGAATCCCGAAGAGCTTCAACGCATGATCGCCGACGGCGTCGCTGCTGCGCTAAACCAACAGCGTGAGCAGGATGCCGCCGCCGCCGCCGCCCAAGCC